GATTCAGCAGTGGTGGCGGGAGTAGATTCAGCAGTGGTGGCGGGAGTAGATTCAGCAGTGGTGGCGGGAGTAGATTCAGCAGTGGTGGCGGGAGTAGATTCAGCAGTGGTGGCGGGAGTAGATTCAGTAGTGGCGGCAGTGGAAAAAGGATTCAAATTTGGCAAATTTGGCAAATTATCAAGAATCCCACCATCTTTTTTCTCTTCTGTTATCTCGTCCTTTTTCTCGTCCTTTTTCTCGTCCTTTTTCTCGTCCTCAGGAGCACCGCCTCGTTTCTTGGAATTTCTGTTACGCTTTCCGCCATAATTCTTCTTAGATCTTTTTACAGCCATATTATATTATAATCGCATAAAATAATATTTTTCAAACAATATAGAAATACCGCGCCAAAGATTAATATTCCAATGTCTGCCATTATTGTTGAAAAAAACGGAACTGTCCGTCGCGCATCCTTATCTTCAAATACGCTAAATGTTTCAGAATTATCTAAAAAATGCGGTTTCAAATCTACCGAAGGTTTTAATTGTGCGCACACATGGACGATTGAATTTAATTCTATTGAATATAAAATACAAGTATTTGGCAAAACAAAGGGCAAGGCCGGATCTGAAAATAAATATGAATTTCCGCCTCCGATAGACAATATCCTATTTTTTGGAAGTTGTGCAATTGTAAACATGTCGTGTGATAAAATTGCCGAGATGACCGCAAATGATTTCAATGACATCATGGATTATTTACAGGGCGGATATTCCGATGTTGACAACTCGGACGAAGACGAAGATGATGAATTTGAAGATGAAACGAATTTGCCTAAAACCAAGGAAGGATATGTCAAAGATGATTTTATTGTTGATGACGATGATGATGACGATGCTGCCAGTAGTTCTTCCGAAGAACCCGTAAAGAAAAAGCCCAAAGTTGTTAAATCTGCGAAGGCTGATAAATCTGTTAAGGTAGACAAACCTCAAATTATTAAGAAAAAACCAGTCAAGCCTGAACCGGTTGAGCAGCCCGCAACAGTATTCCAATGTTTGGATGAACTAGTTGAAGAAGAATATGTATAATTTGACGCAGTCAAACCAATTGACATTTGAAAACAGTTTAAAAAAATGGCACATAATAATCCACACAAAAGAAATGAGCGTATCACTACACGAACGATTCCCGCAAATAGATCTTTCTTATGAAACAGATGCCCATAAGAAAGTTCTAACAAATCAATATGATCTTTGTCTCTCAATCCCCACCGGCAAAAAATCATTTGCGTGGTTTACATACAGACCAGGCACTGCCACTAACGCATGTTACATTGCCGATATGAAAATTGTGAAATTCACAGAGGTTCAAATAGAACCTTATGAATTTAAACTCGCATTGAAAACCATTTTATATGGAACTATTTGTGAAGTAAATGACAAGAAATTCTTTGTTATTGAAGACATGTTTTATTATTGTGGTCTTCCCGTGAGACAAATGACTTACGGCGACAAGCTTACATATATGCACCAAATGCTTTCAAGATATTTGAATCAATTGCCTAGTTGCGAACTGATTTTTACCATGCCTTATTTTCGCAAAATTGCCAATTCTGATGACATATTGACAAATCCGATATTCTATGATGAAATGGTCGGCGCCGCTGCGTATTTAGCACATCATGTCCAATTCAGATCCTCTACTGAAATACTTCCTTATTTGAATCATAATTACAAGAAAACTGCCACAAAAACCTTGGATGAAAATAACAGCAATCTAAGCAAAGATTTTGTCATGAAATTTCCCCTTAAAAATATTGACTATGGCGCCTGCTCGCAAAAACGTGAAGCCATTTTTCAAGTAATGGCCGACCTAGAAAGTGACATTTATCATCTCTACTGTTATGATGGTAAAAATCGTGAGGATCCTTATGTATACTTTGACATTGCCTATGTAGGAACGCGCAAAGAAAGTGTTTTCATGAACACTATGTTTCGCAATATTCGCGAGAATTCCAACATAGATTTGGGCGAAGAGAGTGAAGATGAGGATATGTTTCAAGACACGAGTCTTGATAAATATGTGGATCTGAATAAAAAGTTAAAAGTATTATGTATTTACAACGACAAATGGCGCAAATGGGTGCCCAAAAATGTAGTAGCCGATTCGGCCAGAGTTGTCAATCTGAATGAAGTTACTCGGAGACAAGGAATTATTCAAGGATCAAATCAGAGACCTGCCTACAACAATCAAGGAAACAATAGGCCTTATCAAAATAACAATCAAAGACCAAATCAAAGGCCTGCCTACAATAATCAAGGAAATAATCAAAGACCCGCCTACAATAATCAAGGAAATAATCAAAGACCTGCCTATAATAATCAAGGAAATAGTCAAAGACCTGCCTACAACAATCAAAGACCAAATCAAAGACCTGCCTACAACAATCAAGGAAATAATAAACCCGTCTAAATTAATAATCTATCGCTTTCTGATTTTTCTAAAACTTTTAATTTTGCGGAAAACCTTTTTGTTTTTATGTTTTCTTGTTTTTTTATTTTTTCGGGTTCTTTTGCCACCATTGGGCTTTTTGTCATTATAATCATCGTCATGAATTTTTTTTTTGGTGCATAATCCTTTAAAACATTGTAGATAATACATAAATCTCCCAACGCCTGACGGCACTGGGAGATTTAATTTCTCCTCAATTTCTGGGTTTAATTCCGCCTTATATATATAAAATACTTTATTTTTACTATTTGATGAAATTGGCGGTGTTGTGTTTATTGATGCCACAATATTATTATATTCATACTTATATTCATACTTATATTCATACTTATATTCATGATCTTTTTTAATAGTTCTTAATGTAATAATTTGTTCTGAATCAAAATCATAAATAAATATTATGTGCGGTACTAGTATTTTAATTGTATAAGCATCATATATTTCTTGTTTTATATTTGCTTCATCGTGTGTTACATTTATATTTTCATTTGATATTTCTGTGTTTTCAGAGTCTTTACAACTAAAAATGAGATCATCTTTTAGTTGTTCATTAATATAAAAAGAAAACCTTTTTAAAAAAGCTACTTTATTGGCTGAATCATCCGCAAAAAATTGTTCACATTTAGTTGCGGCATTTTCAATACATTCTATAAACTTTTTTTTATCATTTTCAGTAAGAGTGCTTTGATTGACACCGTCAATGAGTTTTTGTTTTATTGAATTTATTATTAGATTATTATTATTTATTATGTTTTTTTTCTTTTTTTCGGCTTCTTCTATTCTTTTTGCTATTTTATTATCCACATATTTTTGTAATGCTTCATAATCGGAGTTTTTTACTAGTAACTTTAATCCATTTTTTGTATTAACTTCTTTATAACCGTGATCAACTATATTTTCTATATATTGAGTTTTATGTTTATTAAAATCTCTTACTATATTTATTTTATCATCATAAAATACAATTGGGTTTTCACCATTTTTTGCTTTTGTTAAGTCATAATAATCTATCCAAGTTTGTGGAACCTCTGTATATTCTGTTTTTGATACTTGTTCCATCTATACAAATAACCCTATATACATTTTTCTAAATTCCTATGGCTGAACAGGTATCTTCGCAATTTTGCCATACTCTTTCGGACATGCCATTTTCTTCTGTTCAAACTCAAAACAGTTTCCTGCCGCATCTTTGTACTGAACCGTGTCTACATTTTCAGGGGTGGGATAAACATAAATTGTCCTGCGATCTGGCGTGAAAATATATATGAAAAACAACCCCATTGCTAAACTAATTATGAAAACCGGCAAATTAATATAATTTATGATTGACATTGCGATTATAAATTATATACTTATTTTGATTTCTTAGATTTTTTTGATTTCTTCTCAGACGTCTTATTAAACATACTCACCAATTCGTCTTCGGACATTTGTGCTGATGGCGGTTTTAATCCGGATTTTTCCTGTTTTTCTTCGCCGATTTTTACTACATAATTGTTGGCACCTGTTTCAATGATTTGCGCTTGAGCCTTTGTTTGCTCCAATTGCGCTTGAGCCATCGCCTTTGCCTGTTGACGCTGCTCCAATTTCTTTTTCATGCGATCTTTGGTGGCCGTTTGGGTAGTCATGCGGTTAAGAGCATTTATATCAACTTTACCGCCCATGGTTTTCTCTAGCATTTTCATGAAAGGCAAATCCTTCATGGATTTCATAAGCTCAGCTAGATCGCCGTTTCCACCGCCCATGCCCTTCATTTTCTCCATAATTCCTGTCATCTCCTGCATCAACTCTTCTTGCGAAATATCGCCGTTCTTCATCTTATCTTGTAACTTTGCGGCGAGTTTCTTGAATATAAGAACCATCTTCTGAGGATTCTTAATAATCTGCATCAAAATGTCTTTACTGGATTTGATATTCTCTGTGTCTTTCTCCGTGAATATATCCTGGATATCATTTGTGAACTCATCCGTGAACTCTTTCGCCAATTTACCTAATTTTCCCTCCAAAAGCTCCTTCATATGTTCGTGTAATTCTGTGGGGTTTGGCATCTTAAATCCTGATCCTTCAGTTCCTTCAGATCCTTCACTCTTATTAAAGGCATCATTCATTTCATCCATGGTTTTTCCAAAAGTCTCGGCAAATTTAGAAGCATCCATTAGATCGGGAACTTCCTCGGAAGATTCATTTGAAGGTTTGAAAAAATCACTAATGCCAGCCAAAGTCTCGGCCATTTTGCTTTGTAATTCATCCTCACCCATGGCCTCAAAAATGTTTGCGGATTTGCCGAATCCCTTTGAATCTTTCACGGATCCCAATAGAGTGAATAGGATGAGTTGTAGATATTTCCATATAGAAGTGCGTGTGTTTTCACTAACACCTTCACAATTGTAGAGAACGCGAAAATCCACATTGGGTAAAAATGCCACATTAATTTTGGAATCCTTGGCAAAAATATCGGCATTGGAATAGAGAATATCAAAGAATCTTTCGGGATAAATGGCTAAACAATATGGGTGAAGAGTGTCCATATTAAAATTTTGCCACTGATGCGAATACTCGGGGAAAACTACGGAAAGATCTCTTGTGAAATCTGCGATTATGGAATTGAAATTTTGAGGCAACGACATTATAAATAATAGAAATAATATTTAGAATGTTTCTATACTAATTTTTTTAGAACTATTAATTTATGCGCTATATATAAGAATATAAGACACAATGGTTTTCAATAACAAATCAAAGATTGCCTTTTTAATATTATTGATTTTAGCTTGTTTGATTGTAAATTTTATTTTTTACCGAGGGATTTCACGCAAAATTGAAGGCATGGGCAATGAAGAACAAGTTATTAAATATGACAAAGTAAATGGATTTGACAAAATTTACAATGAATATGGATCATTAGTGACCGATGGATATTATTTGACGCCATTTGGAACTGAGATGGTAGATGAAAAATATTTCAAACAATATACTGTGAAAAAAGTGCCATCCGGGTTTGTGGCTGGAAGTGAAAAAATTAACATAATTCCTATAACAGCATCGGCAAGTTCCAGTATGTCTGAGGCCATCTTGCCAGAATATAGAGAACTCTTTTTTTCAGAATACGCCACTTTACCGCCCAAACCAATTCCGGGACATACTTATGATGCCGCGCGATTAAAACAAGCCGACGGTAAAACTGCTCCAATTCCAAGTGGGTTTTTCCGAGTAAAACTTCATAATAATCCGACAGACAAAGATTATTTTATGATGGCAAAAATTCCCATAAACCATGCTCTGCTAGGTGACACAGATTCCATGTATTTGAAATATGTTGGACCAAATGAGCCAATTAAATATCAAGGAAACACATATGTGTATTCTGACACCGACACAGGAGAAAAACTGGCGGGTTCTTCCAATAAAATTCAACCGGTTGACGCAGGATATTACAAAATCAAAATGATGAAGCAATCTTCACCAAATGATTCGCCGCCGTCAAAAGTAAAATATCATATGGCAAAGATACCAGATGGATATGTTTTGGATTCTAAAGATCCAACATTCGTCATATTAAACAGAACCAACATGGTTGACGGTGATAATACTCAGTATGATCAAATCGTGGATTATAACAAAGTTGATAAGAATGGTAAGGATCAAAGTAACCAGAAAGACGCAAACAAGGGGGTTTATTACCAATTTGACTCTACCGGAAAATTGGTGGAAGTTAATTATAAAGAATCCAATTTTGCGCCTGTTCTCTATTACATCCCGGGCGCATACAAGTTCGGATCATCCAATTTTGTGCCAAATTATGAGGATAGCGTATATTTGAGTAGAGTCACGCGTCAATCGCAGACAATGGCTGGAAATCGCGCAAATTCGGACAATCGGGCAGAAATAGTGAATACAAGAAGCACTCTGGGTGGTTTCTGTAATGCCACCAAGAATAATAAGATGGAGATGGAACAAAAATGTAATAAACTTAGTCTAGATGCGTGCGCGTCTACTTCATGTTGCGTTTTATTAGGAGGGCAAAAATGCGTGGCGGGTAATGAGAATGGCGCCTATATGACGGCCAATTATACTGACTATACCTTGCGAAACAAGGATTTCTACTATTATCAGGGCAAATGTTATGGCAATTGTAATGTTTAGAAAACAATCTCTATTTTTCACTTGTTACTTAGAGATTTTACTGATTGACAAAAATTGATTGACAAAAATATTGTTGTTATTATTACAATAACTCTAAAATGAAATTCATGATTGCTCATATATCTAAACCAGGTTCAACGACTAATAATAGTCATCAAAATTATATTATTGAAAAACAAACAACAAATATAGACAATATAAAATGGGATGATAATAAAGAAAATACATTAAATAGCGGGGATTGGTTGATGTTTTATTGTTGGGGGAAGCGCGTTGAAATACATAAAATTATTAGTATTACTACTGACCACACAAAAAGACCTTCACATTGGGATATTAACAATTGTAATATACTACATTTATCACGGTGTTTAAATACATATTCATTTGTGGATTTTGAAACATATGAGGCTCCATATCGCGAATATAAAATGGGATATAAGAGAAAATTTGCTTATGATTTAGATAATTATAATAAATTACAATGTGAATTAAATAGACATGATGCGACCAACATAAAATGTGAGGCGGATGTAAAACCATGTATCACCTTTTCAGATGAAAGTCGCAAAAAACAAGAGAATATAGACGCACTTCTTAAAAAAGAACAATCAAAAAAAGATCGCAAAATGAAAGCGAGGGAGGCGAAGATGGAAGCCTTTATCAAGAGTGAGGAGCATGAAATAGAAAGACACAAGGCAAACATAGCGATATTGCGAACCAATATGGGCAAATGAAAAAATTGATTTGTGATTTGATTTCTTTATCAAATTACAAAAATAAGAAAATGTTTAGAAACGGCAACAAATTTATGAAATTCGCTTTTATCAGAAATAATCACACGGCAATCATATACACCGACGGATCTTATTATGGCAAATACAAAAAATCGGCGGGAATCGGCTTGTATTTCCCCGACGGCGAGCACTACAATGTGTGTGAGAAAATTCATGCCATATCTAGCACTTATTCCGAGATGATGGCGGTTTATCGGGCTATTAAGATCTGCGAACTGTTGAAAATCAATGGCACAATTTACACAGACTCGGAACATGTGATTCGTAAAATTTATGCGCCCAATTATTTAACAAATCTTAAAGAACTCACTATTAAAGATTTTGAATACATAGATTGCCCGGGAATTCAAATAAGGCATGTGAAAGCGCATCAGTATTTACATGCGTCCATGCCGGGACACAATCATAGTGTGGGAAATGCCATTGCGGACGCTTTAGCCAAATATGGGGCCAAGATGTGAAGAAAAGAAAATGCGATTATATTGTATAAATATTTGTGATGAGCGCGAAGTCTTCCAAATCACCTAAAACTAAATTTGATAAAATTGTTGCGCATAAACTGCCGATTGGCCGCGGAACACCAAGATGGGTCAGTGAGATTGATGGACCTGAAAAACATTTTTTAACAATTGAACAACATTACAACACAGGTTTAATTCCGGTAAAAGTGATTGAACCAAAATTAAGATATCCATACGCGTTGTTGCATATGTATAAAGACAAAGAAGGATTAATTCATGGTATTCCATATTTAAAACATTACAATGATAGCGGTGATTTGCGGTTTAAGGATGAATTGCCTAACAATGTGACTGTTGATTTTGTTGATGAAGAAGGAAATTTAATAGAACAAAATATAATTCATGAAAAATATGTATATTCAAAAGGAGGCAAGCGCCGATCGCAAAAGAAAAACAAGAAGAGTAAGAAGCATAACCCGCGTAAATCTATGAGACATCGCCGTTAACTTGTCTTGCCGAAGGCGCAATAACAGCCGTTAATAACGAAGTTATTAACTTTGGAAAAATTGATTTGACAATTTCTAGAACAACACATCATTAAATCAAATAAAATGTCAATAATATTCAGTGTCATATCAACCATCTATTTAATCGTTTCGTCGTATGTGAAAATACAAGTTTTCATATATGCTCTGGCATCAATGTCTATCATTTTGCCTCTTGCCTTATCATTCGTTCTGTTAGGCTACGCCGCTTACGTCAATCTTGAGTTGCTAATGATTGACATAGATATCTTTTATAGGCTCTTGTCACTTGAAGGCTTTTCTAAGAAACAAACATAAACCATTTATAAAAATTGCGCAAATTATATCACACAATGAAGGAAGAACAGTTTTTTTTCAATGGCACAAATTACTCTATAAAAATAGGCAGAAACAAAACGGAGAATGACAATTTGGTAAAGACCTCGGCCAAAACTGATATTTGGTTTCATGTGGATGGTATACAGAGCACCAAAGGTGCTCCACGTGTATTCACCAAGAGGGTGAATATACCTTCATCTCATGTAGTACTTTTAAACAATGATAAACTAAACAAAATCCCGAAACAGGTAATTAAAAGATGCGCGTGTTTATGTAAATCCAACAGTTCAAGTAAATCGGAATCAAAATGCGAGATTATTTATACGGAAATTGCGAATGTAATGCCGACGGAACATGAAGGCCAAGTCACTGTGAATGGCCTAAGCAAAATTGTAGTGATATAATACATAATGGCTGATAAAACCCATTTTTTAAACAAATTAAACATCACATGTTATCGCCATTCCAATTCTTGTCATAATCTAGGAATAGATGTAGGGATATTTGGCGCCGACATGGATCCGTCATTGTCTTTAAAAGGCATCATAGACACCGCGAAATTTCATCATGATAAACCAATTAATAAAAACTTGACGGTATATACATCTTATTTAATAAGAACCGTTTTAACGGCAATATTGCTTTTTGGAACTAGAACAACGAAAGTTCTAGAAATCAACGTGTCGCCATATTTAAATGAACATAGAACGGAAATCAAAGAAGGATGTTATCCGGAGTCGCCGAATAGTATGATGATCCGACTTGGCAAATTCTTTGACACATTGACGAAATTGAAAAAAACAATAAAAATATCTGAATCAATTGTGGTAAAATTTCCAAGGCCGATAGAGAAAGCCGATGATATTGAATGTTTTATATATAAAAAAGCGGCATCCAATAAAAAACATGAATTGTATTTTGTCGGATTGTATTCGGATTATTTGAAAAACGACATTTCCAGTTTTATTAGAAAAAAGTTGGAAGACACAATTAGCAAACCAAGAAATGCCATTGATAAAGTTGCGGTGGGAGACATATTCAAATTTATAAGTTGGATAAAAGACGGCGAAGATTGCTACAATCGCGATTTGTCAAATTCTGATATAATAGTGGTGTCGCATTCATATACTATGTCCAAGTTTGTGAAAGAGCACGCGAGTAATAATGCCAAATATGATCATTTTTTATACGAGAATTGTTCAAGTTTCAAAATTAAAAAACCATTTGGAGAAAAAATGAAGATAGTTACCAAACGTGGAATTAAGTCACCTGATATTAAGCTGTGGCAAAAGTATGAAAAAACACATAGAAATATTAGTTTGTGTGGAAAGTATCGGACCCGCAAAACCCGAAAGGTCTAATAAAAAATTTCATAAGGAAGGATCAAAAAGGGAGGATCAAAAAGGGAGGATCAAAAGGGAAAGGTCTAAGGACATAAGTTCTACCTGCGGTAGAACCGTCGCGCCGAAGGCGCTTACCGTAGGTTTGCCTTTAAGGGAAAGGTCTGAGGACACAAGTTCCATCTGCGATGGAACCGTCGTTTTGCCCTTTGGGCAAAACTTACCGTAGGTTTGCCTTAAGTTCCGCCTTTGGCGGAACAACTGTTAATGACTATGTCATTAACTTGAAAAATTGATCTTGAATTCAAACAATTTATCAAGAAACAAATTAGACAAAACATTACTATAATATATAATGATCATCCCAATCAAATGCGTAACCTGTGGCCTAGTACTGGCAGACAAATATAGATATTATTTAGATGAAGTGAGAAAGCGAAAGTTAGAAACACCCGGCGGAAGTAACAAGACGGTTTATTTGACAGCAGCAAATGCCAAGAAGACGGCCGAGGCCGAGGTTTTAGACGAGCTTGAATTACATGACCCTTGCTGCCGAAGACATATGCTCACTCATGTGGATATAGAATAATTGAGGAACCAAGGAATCAAAATGTTTTTTTACTATATAGGAAATGAATAAAAAGTCAAAATCAAAGTCTAAGAGAAAGACCAGTTCAACTAGGCGCAAAATCAAACAAGTGGGGTGCTCATTGAAGCAATCAGGTGGCGACGCATACAATGTCATGCCTGCTAGCAAAATATATCCTCTAGAAGATTATTCGGTGGATGTTCAACGCGCGTCTATTAATTCGGGAGCTCTCCCAAGGGGAGCAACGAACGAAGCGGGACAACAATTAGGGGGACGAAAAAGAGGGAGCAATGAGCGAAGCGGAGGCTCTTTTTTGAAGAGCAATGAGCGAAGCGGAGGAAGATCATTTAGAAAGTATTCCAGAAAATATTATAAAAAATTTAGCGGAGGCAGCAATTCTTCTTACATTGATATGATAAAACCATATGACGCACATGCGCTAGATCAAATGTACAACAAGGCAGCTCCATTTTATGTATAAGGTTTTTATCTTTTAATTATCTATAGAATGGCATTTTCCATAAATAATTTGTGCAGTCCCGCGTATTTTTATTTCGTGATTTCCATGTTTTCTGTCATCGTGATGGCATATCAGAATTATGGAAATACAAATGTTTATTGTTTGGGTGATTATTCTTGTAAAGTATCTAGCACATTTATGTTGTTTATGATCAAGATCATGGTGGTTCTTTTGTGGACGTGGATTTTGAATCTGATTTGTAAAGCGGGCGTGCCGGCGTTGTCCTGGTTCCTAGTTCTTTTGCCAATCCTTATTAGTTTTATTTTGTTGGCGTCTTTGTTTATTATGTAAAAATGTGTATAAAGTAAAAGATAATCTTTTACTTTATTGACGAAAAGTGTGTAAAGTAAAAGATAATCTTTTACTTTATTATAGATGGAATACGTGCCACGTAGAAGAAAACTGTCTCCTGCCTCCCAAGAACGTTTGCGACAACAACAAGAAGCACAAAGAGAAGCACAAATGAGAGAGAATGAAGCAAGAGATAGAGCAAGAGCCCGGGAAAGAGAATTGGAATTAGAAAGAGAATTGGAAAGAGAAAGGGAAAGACCAAGCAAACCGGCTTCTCCCAAAAAAGCCCGAACTATAACTCCCACTAAGAAAAATACTAGAAAATCTCCTCCGAAGGAAAAGACATGGACAGATACTTGCACTAATATTGGTGATGGAATTATGTATTGTGCTTCTAGAACTAGAGATGGTTTAGAATATTGTTATAATGGCGTGTGTCATGCGCTTGGAAAAACCCAAAAAAGAAAATCTCCTAGTCCGCCCGCATTAGCACAAGCGCAAGAACCTGCGTCAGAAAGAATGCAAAGAGGATCTCCTACTCAGCAACAGCGACGAGCGGCGGCAGATGAAAGAAGAAGAAAAGAACAAGAAGCAGCTAGAAGAAGAGAAGATGAAGAATATAGAAGAAGAGAATATGAAGAATATAGAAGAAGAGAAGAAGCGGCTAGAAATCAAGAAGAAATGTTTGAAAGAAGGCGACGATACGCAGAACAAAAACGAAGAGACGATGAAGAAACAAGACAATGGAGAGAAAGTAGAAGGAATCGTGATGATGACGACGATGATGATGACGATGAAATACCTTATAGAAATTCTTCAAGAAATTATAACAGCAATTCCAATTCAAACAGTAATTATAATAGCAATTCCAATTCAAACAGTAATTATAGTAGAAGTTCCTATGCCAATGACAATAGCAATTCCAATTCAAACAGTAATAATAGAAGTTCTCATTCTAATAACAATTCTAGAAAAGAAGAAGCAAAAAAACCAGGTAGTCCTCAATATTACGAAGGTGAAACCGATTGGGAAGTATTGGGAATCCCGAAAGATTCTGAACCGTCAACTATTAAAAAGGCTTATGTTAAGTTGGTTTCAAAATGGCATCCTGATAAAGTTAAAGACACAAGTAACGATCAACAAGTTCAAGAGGCTCATAAAAGAACACAGCGAATCAATGCCGCATATGCAGCTGAATATGAGGCCGCAACAAAGAAAAGAAAAGGCGGAAAATCACAAAAACGCCATAAAAAAACACGAACTATGAAAAATAAACACTAATTCGCATTCTTTAATATTTTTTATTGGTTCGTCTCCTCTTTTGAGATTTATTTTTTTTGGAATAACCGCCAGACATGTTATATTTTTCTTTAATTTTATCATATGCTGTTTGAAAATTTTGAAATTTTTCAGTAGCCTTTGGATCATCTTTGTTTTTGTCAGGATGCATTTTTAATGCCATCTTTTTATAAGCTTTTTTTATATTTTCTCCTGTAACTTCAGTAGTTGATTGATCAAACCCAATTATTTCTAATAATTTGGATGTCTTCGCATCTACACCAGATGTTCTAGAAGCACTTGGTTTAGAATTACTATTAGAATTGGCATTTCTTGATGAATTTGAATTACTATTAGAAGACGAAGCACTCGGTTTATATTCATAATCACTTGGTTTATAACTATGTGATGATGTATTGGTATTTGCTCGTTTGGCAGACGACGCATTTTGATTAGCATAATTATTTCGGAATGAACTAAAATCATAAGCTGGAGTTGATCGCTCTCTTTCTGCTTGTTTTCTAAATCGCTCTCTTTCTGCTTCTGCTTGTTTTCTAATTTTATCGGCTTCCTTATCGGCTTCTTTTCTAAGTCTATCGGCTTCCTTATCGGCTTCTTTTCTAAGTCTCTCAGCTTCTTTTTCCGCTTCTTTTCTAATTCTATCGGCTTCTTTTTCCGCGTCTTTTCTAATTTTATCTGCTTCTTTTAAGGATTTGGGAATTCTTGCGGAAAGCGAATCTTGAAAAGGTGCTCTATCATCATAGTCGCGAGATCCTTTAAACCGATGAAGATTTAAATCCGCACCTTTGGAATAACTGCCGGAGGCAGTTACACGTGGAGCAACCTTTGGTTGCTCTGTGCTAGGATTTGAATCGTTATCGGTCACGAACCAAGAAGAATGTAAATCCGCACCGCGGATTGAATTATTCGCCGGTTTAAAACTTTGGCGACTTGTCACATGTGGCGTTTCAGAAATAGAACCAATTAAAGAACCATCATCGTGCGCTGGTTTTGGTTTTGCCTTTGTTTCTAATTTTTGACCATATCGGGGTGTTTTCGGTTTGGGTTCATCCGTTTCCATGGCATAATTACTATTACTATTATTACTATTACTGTTGTTTCCAGTCGCCCAATTCCAAAAACTGCTCATTTTATTATACAATAGACCCACAAAAAAATTGATCTCGTATTAAATGGCATATTTCTGTGCAAATAATATATAACATCATAAAATGAACCCCTTAGTTTCCGATCACAGAGAAGAGAAAGATATTTTCAGATTCACATTATCTGGTGTGAATGTCAGTTTAGCAAATGCTCTTCGCCGAATAATCCTAAATGATATTCCTACTGTAGTTTTTAGAACCGAAACCTACGGCGACAATCAATGTATCATCGCAACCAATACAAGCCGACTTCACAACGAAATCATCAAACAACGTCTCAGTTGTATACCCATTTTCAGCGATGATTTGACCGAACTCCCCGGCAATTATATCATGGAAGTGGATGTGACCAATAATACCGATCATATTGTCTTTGTAACCACTCAAGACTTCCGAATAATAAATAAGAAAAACGGCAACAAACTCACCGAACAGGAAACCGCGAAGATATTTCCTCCTAACAAGATCTCCGGCAATTACATTGATTTTGCCCGTTTGCGTCCTCAGATCGGCGATATCCCAGGTGAGCAATTAAAACTGACTTGCGAGTTTTCAGTCGCCAACGTCGCCACAAATAGCATGTTTAATGTGGTGTCCAAATGCTCTTATGGATTCACCAATGACCGCGCCAAAGCCTCCGACGCATGGGATCAAATAGAGAGCAAACTGGCGTCCGAAGGCTCTACGCGCGAAGACATTGATTTCGCCAAGAGAAACTTCAACATGCTAGATGCCGAGCGATATTACAAGGAAAACAGCTTTGATTTTGTCTTGAGGAGCACTGGTGTTTATAGTTGCCCTGTAATTGTGAAGAAGGCCTGCGCCATTATGGAGAACAAATTAAAGGATTTCTGCGCGCTAATTGAGTCGGATATGGTTGCAATATTGCCGACAGAGACGTCAGGTGTGAAAACCACCATGGATCACTGTTTTGACATTATCTTGGAAAACGAAGATTACACCCTTGGTAAGGCTTTAGAATACTATTTGTATCAGACGTATTTTGTGGAAAAGAAGACGTTGACATTTTGCGGATTTAAGAAGTTACATCCGCATGACACGTCGTCGCGTATTCGCGTGGCTTTTGCGGAAAAAGCGGATAAAGGCCAAGTCAGAGAGTATTTGCGAGAAGCGTCCGTGAAATTAGAAGAGGTTTATGTGGAGATTCGTTCCAAGTTTTAGGTTATCAATTTAAGTTTACAACCCGATAATAAATATCCAAGTTTTTTTATATAAATTATGTATAATGTCATCAAAGTCAAAGTCAGTTACTTTCAATGATGAACCACAAGTTATTGAATACATAAAAGCTAAATTTAATGAACGCGAACAATTATTTAACTCTCGTTATGAAATTGGACAAATGAAACAAGATTATAACACAAAAATAAATGACTTATTTAAAAAAGCATTAAAAGATTTTCAAAGAAAAGAATACATTCAATCAATCACGCAATTGCGTGGACATATGAGTTCAGTTGAAGGATCTGAATCTGATAAAGATAAAATTAGAAAACTATTTATGGATCACATAAATAACCAAATAGAAAACGACATAGACAATTTGCTTGACAGATTTTATAAAAGTGAACATTATTCTGTTTTTTTAATTGAAAAAGATAATGCCGGAGGCTCCCTGCGGGGATCTGCGAGCGAAGCATGGAGCAAAGAGCGCTTGCGCATGCACGAGGGTAAAAGCAAAAAAAGCAGCAAAAGAAAAAAATCAAAACGCACTAGAAAATATAAAAAATAAATAACATGAAAGTAATTATTTATTTTTTGAGTTCTTCCTTCAATTCATCATATCGGGTTTTAACAAAGTCGCGCAAATCTTCTTCTTCTATTTCCATTAAATCCTGAAATTCCCGGTTTGCCTTATTCACTTTATCAACTTCTCTATTGACATCTTTCAAATCCTTCTCCTTCTGTTTCAAAGATTTATTGTATCTGCGTTCTAATGTTGCCTTCAGTTTTTTGGTTGTTCTATCACGTTTCACAATTTGCTTATCAAATTCATCTATTTTTACGCGGGTCTCTATCGCCATCCCCAAAATATGCTGTTTGATTTCTTTCTTTTTCAATGTCAACAATTCAGAATTGCCTTTTAAAACCTTCAATCCCGTCTTCAGATTCTTTGTATAATCTTTCAAATCCTTCTTCTTTTCCTCTATCGCTTCCTCAAATGCCGACTTCTCCTCATTTAGTTGTACTATTGCCGGATAATCATTGAACACATTGCGCTTCGCTGGAATGCGGCATTTTGACCTTACATTGTAGAAGGCCGATTGTATGTATTTTTGATAATCTGTATCTATATCTGGAATATCCTGTTTTCCTCTGAAGTTTTGTTTTGATTCTTCTTCTGAGCTATTTCCTCCACTTTGTTCATTGATCCCCTTGGGTGATCCTCCTACCAAGGGGGATCTTCCTACATTCTTCGCGGTTTTAATTCTCGTTTTTATTTCATCGGTTTTTGCCTTTAATGTTGTCTTGGCCTCTTTAAGGGTTTGTCGCAATTCTTTGCCTTCTTCTTTGACTTCTTTCTTGCGGTCTTTTACATATTCCATGACGTCCTTAATTGCTTGTCTGGCCAATTTCTTACATGCTGTGCGATCCTTCTTTTTTGCCTGCGTTTCACATACGTCATTCATGGAGACAAATGATTTGGCAGTGATGCCTTTATAACTATTGGTTAAATTTCCCAGATCTTCTTTGATTTGTTTTTCCAATTCATCTATTCGGGGCTTTTCTAATGCTCGCAATAGAGGCGCGTCATATTCTCTATGTAAAATTTGATTATCCAACAATGGCACGTCTATGAATTTAATTATCGGTTGCGCAAACATTCGCGCGTCCTTTTCGCGATTCAAATAACTAATGTGGCCCGATATATTGTCCAAAAACTGCGATTCACCCCGTCTAGAAAATTTACCCGTCTCGTCTAAATATTCCTCCGAAAATACGTGAAAATCGTCCTCCATTCTCTCGTGGCGTTCTTTACATAAATTGATGAGTTTTACTAATTCCATGGGGGATTTGGTAATGGGCGTGGCGGTCATTAGAATGAGTCGCACGGAATCCGCGCCGCTGATTTCATAGGATCGCAATATAGACTCTTTGAATGCTTCCATGTCTGGGCGCTCCAAATGCGACAAATCGGTCTCCCCATAGAGCTTGTGCGCTTCATCAATGATTATCAATGTTTTTCTAAGAGGATCTGAAGTTCCATTTTTATTTGTCAATGCTTTGTACATTGCGTTTTTGCCCGAAACCAAATTGGAAAATTGCTTGTATGACATAGGGCGAATTGACCACGATTTAGACAACAGTTTCATTCGGTCAGTAGGGTCTTTAGGCACATGAACATTTCGCAAGGAGTCGCTACAAATCTGATCAAACATGTTTTTCCAAATATCGGATTTGAGAGTTGTGCGAGTTACCCACAGAATTGTGTATCCCTCTTTCTCAAAGGATGTGGTTGCGGTTGCGATGGCACTACATGTTTTGCCGGTTCCAACACTATGTGCGAATAATATTCCCTTGCGGTCATTCTCGGGAGTGAAATATCTTCTTACAAAATTTTGGGTGGGTGTGTAACGGATGTTTTCACCTCCGCTTTGCTCGTTGATACTCTTTGAGTATCCTCCCTTCAAAGAAGAACGCTCATTGATCTCCTTCGGGATAAAACCTCCGTTTTGTCCGCATAAATTTTCCATCTTCACTTTCGGCCATTTGTAATCCTGGTAATTTTCTTCTATGTATTTCCGCATACCTTCATGAGTTTGTGGCATTTCCTCTACATGAGTCTCGTTCATTAATGCGCCAATTAAACGCGCATCCCTGGTGATTTTTAAAAGCTCATGTACTTCAACATCTAAAAGTTTGATTTGTTTTTTAATTGGCGGTTTCATTTTGGCGGTTTTTTTTCTATTTAATTTTACAAGAGCATCAATGATTCGGGGGTTGTGTTGAGTCCGATTCAACAGTTCATTCATTTCTTTTTCATATTTATTTTCTTTTGGAGAACCTCCAATACCCTTCGGTGACCCTCCAATAGAGAATTCATGAATCGGTTTATTCAAATTGTAATCCACTGCGCCTTCTACATAAACCCGTTCCATATCCGCCGACAACTCTATCATGCGCATGTCCAATCCAAGAGCCGTCAAATACATATTATGAACTGTTTTACTTCTCATGTATTTAAATTGAACATCTTCTGGTATCAAAGAATCATAAATATTTACATAAAGAGGCCAACCTCTATTGGGATGGAATTCAAGCCCCTTTTGACCGCATGTTCGCGTAGCACGACCAATGACCTGTTTTTGATCCGACGGCGTGGTCTGCGGCTCAAATATATGGACATATTTCACGTCAAATAAATCTATTCCTTCCTTGAACCCGCCATCCATTACGATAATCCGCGCTAATTTACCATGAACATTGTCAGGCCTGCTATTATAAATCCGCAACATTTCCTTGCGCCTTTTCACAGGAATGCTTTTATTATAAACTGCGATTGAACTCATTAATAAAAAATTATTATTTGGTTTACTCTCATCTTCACCCATATGCATGCCCAAAATATCAATTAACGCAGTTGCTATTATTTTCGCACCATTGGTCCCCGACTTCACGCCAGAGAATATGAAGTGCTTGAATGTGTGCCCATGCTCATCCAGATCTTTGCTGTCAATGTCGTCAATTTCGTCTAGCATTCGCAACAATTTAGGAGAAACATACTGTAATCTTTCACGTGTCAATGGGACTCTTTCGGCCTGGACTTTGTGATCAAACAGGAACCGCGAATCATATGACGCAAAATTCCCCATTTTATGAACACACTCGGCGTCAAAATTTTCGCTGAAATCGTCGGGTGCGGGTTCCGCATTCTCTAAATATTCTTCAAGTGTTTCACCTTCTTCCAATTCCATATGCTATATCATACGTATTTATTTTGTTTAATTTGATCACTTTGTGATAGTTGCCGATGGCTTAGAACTTTTTTCCCGGTTAAATATATATTTCTCAAATAATGCCCAGACCAACAAGTACTATTGTATTAGGAGGACCGTTCAATGGATATTCGGCTCCTCAGACCATAACCAGTTTTAAAACTTACGATGATGCTTCTGTGCGAAGCGTATTAAGGCGCAGTTGGAACACTGCTTATGCCACTGGCACTTTTAATGGACAACAACGCATAATTACCCCTTTCCGAGCTGTTAATAATTCCGGCGATTTCTTATCCAGACAAGATTATGTGTGTGGCGGCCCCAATCCCATTAGTGGCCTCAAACCCGGCTACAAGCGTTTATTTGGCGGCATCTTGTCTGCTTGCGACAATAGTGGTGTGCCCGCGTCTTCATGTAATGTAAAATTCGTTGCGGATAGTTCAGATTACACGCGATTCAAGAAGCAGCGCGCTTACAACATGACATACAATGATGTCAATTTTGGTGGATACAACAACTCGGCTCAATCGGCTCTTCCTAGAGTTCGTTAAAAACGTCTCAACCCCTAGAGTTCGTTAAAACGTCTTAACCCCAATAGAGTATGATAAAGCTCCATAAATTTCTTTGAATATTGTATAAATCTTTGAGATGTACAATTATTTAGTAGAATTTGTAGGAACAATCTTCTTCATCTATGTGATCCTGGCCACTGGAAATCCTCTTGCTATTGGTGCCGCCCTCGCTTTAGTAATTACTTTAGCCAAAAACACTTCTGGCGGACACGTTAACCCCGCGGTCAGTTTGGCCATGGTTTCTTCCGGAAAACTACCTGCCACTGAGTTGGTGCCATACATCATTGCTCAGTGCTTCGGTGGCCTTGTTGCTTATCAGTTGTATCTAAGATTTAAGGTATAAGTTAAAAAAAGTAATTAAAAAAGTGATTCTATTATAATAAAATGGAAAATACACTTACCGGAAATAATTTAGCTGACGTTGTCAATTGGTTAAAAGAAGGATACTTTGTGTGTCTCCATGATTCTTCCAAGAAAAATTCGCGTCAAGTGTATTATTCAAAAGATTCTTTAGTAAATGAAGAGATGATATTTGTTGATTTAATTAACTGGCCGGATTTATTAGATGAAGATGAATGGCCGTGGTATATCAAAGATGCCGGGTTTGTCAGGTACAATAATGCTAATATATTTCCCAAAAAAGAATACTCTTTTGTATTGCCTTAATTTTTATTTGTTAAATGTATAACAAATGAAAAAACATTTTATCACGTCTTTGACCAAAAGCAAGAAATCAGGCACCAAAAAACGGAGTCATAGAAGAAACAGGTCAACTCGTAAGAGACGATTCATCTAACGTACCGAAAATAAACTCGCAAGAGACTTTCGCACCGAAAATAAACTCGTAAGAGACTTTCGTACCGAAACTAAAGTCGCATTAATGTCTTCTACTGCGTTTAATATATTTCCTAGTTTTTCGGCTTTTTTTTGCCTTTTGTCTCCTACTCTTTCTTCGTCCGCCTGTGGATTCAAACAGCGATTGGTTTCCACCTAAAGTGTTGACATATGGTTGTGATATAATTGTATTCATAGTATACAATCCATACAGAAAAAAACGCACATTCCCTATGTTTTCCGAAGACATTTCTAGTGTTTTGTTCTTAGATCTTCAATGAATTGTTGAATCCCCTTTAACCATTCATTACTCAATGAATCCGGATACTCAACATTGCTGTTTGAATTTATGCGCAAAACCGAATAATCATGTCCATCATGGTTAATTTTGTAAGATTCTGCGTGTTCGCTGATTTCTTTATCCGAATTCTCTATTTTGGTGTCTACTAACCATCGCTTGTGATAGTCCCGGCATTTTCGTAAATATGACAATGGAATGCCTTCCTCACCGTTTCGGTTTCGGCGATTGATTCTCTCACCACATATTTCAGGATCCGAATCCAAGTAAACAATGGAATCCACGCGGTATTCTTCAATGAATTCACGATACCAGCGATTGTATATCTCAAATTCCATCATCTCTACCTGTCCGTCGTCATATAGCATCTGCATGAATATGTTCTTGTCCGCGATGAGCGATCGCTCAATAATGATTGTTTCACACTCTGGGTTTTCCTTGATGGCGCGCTTCAATAAACTCAGCCTGCTGATGTAGGCCATAACTTGGAATGTAAATGCGTATCTTTTCTGATCCCTGTAAAATTTCTCTAAAATAGTATGTCCATGTTCGTCTTTGATACTTTCCCAAATGTCCACCGGCTCTTTTAGAAATAGGATTTTGTTACCGGGCATGACGTCGTCCATGCGAATCTTCAGATTTGCTAGAATAGTGGACTTGCCGGTGCCGATATTGCCTTCAATAGAGATGATGGTGGGTTTTCTGTGAAAAGACGACATGCTGATTATTATATTATTGGTTTTATATTTTAATTCCTTTTCAAAATCTGTTTTCTGAAATCAATTTTTTTGACCGCATAACTTAACTATATCATCAAAAAATTGATTTTCTCCAAGGACATTCTAGGCATTTCAAAAATATAACAATGGAACACATTAACAACTTTACTTATCATGAATTAGTGGCGCTAAAATATAGCAAACCAGTTACTCTAGACACTCTTGATTTAGCAAACAACGTCTCTCTTCAGAGAGAATATTGTGAATACAGAATGCGTCTCACAATGATTAATAGAGAGAAACAGTTTCGCGCGTTAAATAAACGCACTAGCATACAATATCAGAATGGCACGTTGACTTACAGAGACGCCATGGCAGAACAGCTAAGACATTATATAAAATGCGGCACCGAAGAAGAGGATTTTGAGAAGATGAAATTCAATATATTTTATCACTATTATGACAAAATCCAAGAAGACATCCGGACTCAACGAGTTTTAGCCCAAGCGTTGAAACCGATTTTGATAAAGAAGTTTAACAAAGATTTAAAAGTGATTTATGTCAGGACGTATGATTATCCGGCGCATTGGCGGGCCCGAGGATACAAAACTGATCGCATCACCCTTGATATTAACAAGACGCGAATCGTCAATTGGTATAGGAAAAAATGTCATTCTAAAATATAGAATGCCATCTTTTGATTTTGTTAAAACTATAGTGTCGGCGTTTGTCCTGGTTTTTTTATTGGTAAATATCATTCTACATGTGATTGATGGATTTAAAGAGGGATTTGTAGGAGAAACAGTTGCGCCATCTACTCCTAAAATTGATTATGCGAGTCAAATTTCAAATGATATGTCTGAAATATTTGAAAAAGTAAACAAACAACTGGAGATTACTAAAACAATTAAAATACCGATTTCAACAGATACGATAACAATTTCTTATAATCGCAACTTGGCTCCAAAAATACAGATTTATGGAAATCTGTCAACTTTGATGAATGACGGTGTTATGCGTGTTGAACAAGATCTTAAGAACGTTCAAACTTATCAATATATTGGAAATGCTTCTGTCCAAAATATGGCAGATGAATTAGCCAAAATTAATGAATCCACCGTTTCGGCCAAATGTAAAATTGAATCGTTTCAAGATATGACTCCCGCTCCCTCTGCTCCTTCTGCTCCCTCTATTCCTTCTGCCCCTTCTGAAACTACTGCTCCTACGTATTCGGCATCGGCGGAAGAATGTTTAAGAATGAATGAATATGAAATGATTCAACGCGTAAAAGTAATTATAGATAGTCATCAAAAAACTATTGACAAAATCCTTGAGAAACGCGCTTCTTCCTAATAAATGTCGCAGAATAATATAAATGTCAGATTATTCAAAATTATTTGTAGCAGAAAAAACAATAAATAACGCGAATATTGATCAAAACATGAAAGATGTTTTAGAATATTCAAAATTGTTAACTGGAAATACTTCCACTATGCTAAGATCGTCTGGAAAAACTTTAGGACGAGTTTACGCATATAACACAAACGAAATGTGTGTTGACTATGCCACATTAAAACAAGTTCCGCGACACAGTGTAATAGATGCCATGAATTCTAACGCGAACGGGTTTCTTAATTCAGCAAATTCCGATTTTGAAAAATCCAAGGCAGATATTGATTATGTCACAAATTCTGATAAATTCCCAAGGCAATGTATGTCTGTGCCAATTATTGAAACTGATATTGATGGCAAATCTACCACAAATCCATACTACATAATGATAGCAGAAATAGACAAGCTTCCTGATAGTCTATTTCCTGGTGGCAAAAAACCGAGTCTTCCGATTGTTGTTCCGCCGATTACTACTGCTGCCACTACTGCTGCCGCCACTACTGCTGCCGCCACTACTGCTACCGCCACTACTGCTACCGCCACTACTGCTGCCGCAACCAAAGAAAAATTCGTAAGCTCATTAAATATAAAAAACTTGGCAAGTTTAGAAACCATGGACGCAGGTCAAACATTTTTTATTGGTTCTCTCGGCGTCATTGGATTATACATGTATTTTAAGATGGCATATGGTCATTCCAAATAATTAAAATTTCACTACAATACTCACTATCTCTTTTTTAATGCTTTTACATGCCGATATAGATAGTTCCTCGCGCTTCTTTCGCGTTTTAGACTCGGTGGATTCTTGTAAATTTGGCATAACCCTTTTTGATATGCTGTTTCGCGAATTCATGTCGTTCTCTATCGTCTCGTAATTTTCATCAATGTAATCCAGGATTTTATTTTCTATTGCCCACTTGAAAAAATTCAATTGGCCAATTGTTGTCACCATGCCAGTCGTTTCATTATACGGAATTGTGATTCGGTCCCGTCTACAAAACGGATCAAATCGGCTCTTATTGTAGGCCTTCAACTCTAATTTGTAACTGTTGAATACCTTGAAACGCTCCATGTTTTCTTCCCCATTGATCACGGTGCTACAACGGTTTTTCGCGGCAATCATGTAGACTGTGAAATACTTTTTTGCGTAATTTGTGACAAACCAGTCAATGATTCTTAGAGAAGTCTTGGACTCACCGTTCACGATTTTCACCATTTTGTCCATATTTCCGTCAGTTGAATAGAATTCCAACAAATTATTCAAAAGAAGTTCATTTTGAGTAGGGCTTCTTGATGATGCTAATGACATTTTGTAATAGTTGTTTCGTTTTTTTTATGTTCTTTGAAACAAAATTGATTATTATGTCAATAGAGATTCTATTTAAAATATAACATAATTGGTGACGCAACCGCCGATGCCAAACACCAAACACTCGGTTTATTAATACTGCATATTAAATTTGGATAAAAATCCACTATTAATCGTGACATTATAGAAAGAACAATCAATAATATGGCAAATTTATTAAAAATATCAAATTTATTTCTATACAAATAAACAACCAAAAACATTAATATGTACATGATTTTTAATATGAAATCTAAAATTTTATCTATAAAATTCCATTTCATGCCGCCTTCAGTTGTTGCTTTTTTGAAATTCGGTTGTAATATTTTGTATAATACAACTCCCGCTATAAAAACAAACGCGTAAATAAAAGATTCATGAATTGGAGTAATTGTATTCAATAAAATTGTGAAAACCAATCCATGAAATCCTAAATTCAATAATAATAATTTTGAATAAATCTCCAAATTATTAGTGTAAATAAGAGCTTCGCACAATTGAATGAATGTATAAAATATTATAAATGTTCCGATGGCAATTTTCTCTTTATTTTCGCTAGTGATTAATATTAACCCGGCAATTGTTCCTATCGCGAATGCGCCGATAGAGGTTTTGAAATTTATACACATTATAATTTATGTTTAGAAATCTATTTGTTTTCTGCTTTGCGCTTTCATTTAATTGTAATATTACTATATTTTTCGCGGTCTGATCTTGCTCCTCCAACCGGAGGAGCGCTTTTGTTAGGGTTCAAATAGACACTTTACCATTTTCCACCACCTCCTTGGCCACCCGTCTTCTTTACTGTCACCTGACCACCCTTTGCCTTCTTCTTTGCGTTCGGATCATATTCGTCCTCGTCGTCCGATCCCAAGTTCTTAGATATTTCCCAGAACTCTTTGGATCCCAACTTGAAATCGGGTCGGTCCATGGCCTTGTACCAAAAGATCTGATCATTGATCTTGTTTGACTTTGCGTTATTATTAATCACCAAACACTCATAATTCTCCGTTGTCTGGTCCATAATGGAGCAAAACGACTCCAACGTCGGAAACATAGACGCATAATTCTCCCAAATCTTCTTACGATTCACCAAATAATTCTCTCGCAGAATAAAAACGTAATCAATATTGGTTCGCAGATTGGGTGGAATACCAAGCGGGTATTGCATTGTGATGATTAACATGACCTTCCAATGTCTCCCGTTCATGAATAGTGAACGCATTAGCTTGTCTCGCGCCCACGTGTTGTCATACAAGCAATCATCCAAAATCACGAATGTGCGTGGATCCATTGTCGTCTTCTTATATGTCTCCATCTCCTTCTGCATCTGTTTCATTACCGTTTTTTGTCGCCTCAAGACATTCTCTATCAACACAGAATTGTACTCCTCATGAATGAAGAGCTTTGGAACCAGTTTTCCGTAGAAACCGTTACCTGCTTCAGTTCCAGATATGACGGTGCCGATGGGAATATCTTGATGATGATAAAGCAAGTCTTTTACTAAAAAGGTTTTGCCGGTATCACGACGTCCGATCAAAACCACGACGGGACCCTTGTTCTCATCTGGGCGAAATGTGATGGCCCTCATATCAAATTTTTTCAATTCAAGCGTCATTGATTTAATAAGTATATCTATAAAACATATTTTTTCTCTATCGGGATTACGAAAAGCCTAAATCAAAATGAGTTTGATTCCAATATAAAGAATAATTTAGTTAAATTATATTCTTGCGATGTTTACGATTGGATACAAGAAAGTCCGAAAACTTAATTTAGAGAAAATGGCACAACAATATGCCTCTATTGACGACAGTTACAAACCATTTGAATTGGATGGCTTACAGGCATATAATCCTATTTATGGTCGGTTTTTTAACATGACCGCCGAGAATTACAATTTGATCACTCTCAATCAAAAATATCAAGCAGGCGATTTGAAAAATTTATATGATGACGCATCTCCAAGTGAAAAAATCAAAAAAGATGTATTTGTGAAGTTCTCGCCTCTATTGGATCCACTAAAATTCATCATGGGAAAATATGATTTGAAAGATCCGAACACCACATCCCTCCCTCAACTAGACTCCGAAAAATGCTTCAAAAAAATCGGAAACGTGAATAATTGCTCCTACACTGATGCGTTCTTTTCTTATTTGACAAACATGATGTTGGAGACCCACGGGTGGGTACATGGTGTGGCTTTTTACGGATCCGCGTTGGCAATACAGAAACGGTTTCGGTTCAACTTGGCGGATGATTATGATTTTGTGAAGGATTGCGAATTCTTTGCTAACAATATTGGAAAATATTACACTTTGGATAAAAATGCTATCATTGCCATGAGTCAAATGGCCGGCAGCGGATCGCGCACAAATCGCAATAAGATCCAAATTAGCGATGAAGCATGTGAGATTGATGCGGTTGATTTAGGTGTTGATCATGTGTGTGAACAGTCTATTACAACCGATAATAAAGAATTGGAAGTTGAGTATGAAAAAGTTCCTGTTGATAAAGCAGAATCTTCTTCGGATGATTCCTCAGAATCGGATACTTCTGAAGAGGGAGAGGAAGAGGAGGAGGAAGAAGAAGATGATAAGGAAGACAAAGATAATCAAGATAAGGAAAGTGATTGGGAAACCGAATCAGAAGAATCGGATGAATCTTATGAAAATGAAGAACCTCTCTATTGTTATTTACATGATTTCCCCGTTCAAATGATCTTACAAGAAAAATGCGAAGGCACATTTGACGAATTGCTTATGCAAAATGACATTGGACCAGATGAGTTATTAGCGGGTCTATTTCAAATCGTCATGATGCTCCTCACTTATCAGAAAGCATTTGATTTCACACACAATGATTTACATACCAACAATATTATGTATGTTTCCACAGAAGAAACCCATTTGTGCTACAAATTTGAAAATGCCTATTACAAAGTTCCTACCTATGGCCGAATCTACAAACTGATTGATTTTGGCCGCGCTATTTACCGATACCAAAACAAGATGTTTTGTAGTGATAGTTTTGCCCCCGAGGGTGACGCGCATTCTCAATACAATTGTGAACCTTTTATGAATGAGAAAAAACCGCGACTAGAACCTAATTACAGTTTTGATCTGTGTCGTCTGGGATGTTCCATGTATGATTTTATAGTAGATGAAGAAGTAAGAGAATCCGATCCTTGTCTCAAGGATGCGATTCATGTAGACGAAATAATACGTCATTGGTGCGCCGACGATGAAGATAAGAATGTGGTTTACAAGAAGAGTGGCCAAGAGCGTTATCCCAATTTCAAATTATACAAGATGATTGCTAGAACCGTTCACAGACATACGCCAAAAACGCAATTAGAAAGTCCGGTTTTTGCCTCATTTAAGCATGCGGGTGCTTTCCAAAAGGAAGAGTCCTACATGAATATAGATGACATTCCCAAATATAAGAATATGGAATGAAAAATTGATCATTTTTACAAATGGTGAATGATTGACAAAATATAATATAACACTTAAAATGACTACAATCAACACAATCCCCAGAGGAAAGGTATACGTCGCTAGCATGAATATGCGCGGCGAATGGGCAGCTAAGACTGACCCAAATTCAATTACAGTTAACGTTACTAGCGCACAGGCTAAGGCTAGTAAGAATCGCCGCGACTTTAGTCCTATGACTCATATAGAAGGCGGCTATCATGGCTATTGGAACTTTGAGAGTAGATGGCAAGCAGGTAAAATATTTGAAGGAATAGATGAGGCCGTTACTAAGGCCTGGTGGAAGGCACAAGACGCGCCTAAGAGAAGATATCCCAAGGGTAAGGGCAAGAAGATATTATATGCCCGATTTGAAGGACATGAAGATAAGGGAAACATGGATTATATAACTGCCAGAAAGGAAGTCTATGTTAAGGAGTACCTTGCGCTAATTCGCAATAGAGAAATGATACAATATTACAAGAAGATGTTAGATGAAGGTAAGAGCATAACACTATATGACTTTGACGGCCCTCGTATGCCGGATAGGAGTGTCATGTGTTTAGAATTGACACGGGAGCTTTATGAGGAAAAGATTAATTACTTAGATCAGCCGTTCGGCCACGTGTATGTGGTAGGAGGCGTTTTGACTGGACTATTAGAATAATTTATAATTTATGTGATTTTGTATATTTATATAACCTTTAATTAATTAATAATATAGAGACATTGTTTTGTTTTTTCATAGATAGATGAACACTCTGCAAGTTTATTATATTAATATGGATCACCGAGCCGACCGAAGGGAGGCATTATTAAAAGAATTAGAACGGGTTGGCTTCACCAAGGATCAAATTACTCGTGTTCACGCCACTACATACAAGGGCTGTCCCAATTCCGGTTGTATGTCCAGTCACGCCGCCGCTTTAAGAATTGCTGAAAAACATTATCACGATAGAGAAAATGAGAATCCTTACGCATTGATTATAGAAGATGATCTACAGTTTATTGATGATGTTTCTAAAATACATTCGGATATTTCTTTTTTCTTAAATGCAAAAAAAAATGATAATTGGGACGCTATTTTGTTAACAACTGGTTGCGCAACATTGGCAAATGTTGAACACACCAATTCTGTATTTTCGCAAATTACATATTCAAGCAATGCCGCCGCATATTTGATTCACATAGATACCATGATTCCTTTGGCTCGTCTATTTGAGGACAATTTGGAGAATTTGTATAATACTCAGACGCATTGGATTTTTGCGAATGACCAGCTTTGGTGCCAAATGATGGAAACCGGCGCTTGGTATATGTTTAATCACTATTTGGGTTTTCAAAAAGGTGATTATAGCGATTTGTCTGGTGAATACAAAGGACCCGTCATTCCTGAAATAATTTTAAATTAAGCTCTGATGGGTCTGTGTGATTTTATCAATATGTTTTTCATGCGATAATAGATCTCATTCAGTTCTTTCGTGGCTCGTTTAAAATCGCTTTCCACAAATCCATCCGGATTGGTTGCCATATTATTCTCTATATTTGAAACATAAGCATTCAATTCGGCAACATATTTCATATCTTCCAGAATTTGTTCAAACATTTTTTCACTAATTTTATGTTTACTTGGATCTGTTTCTGAAAACATATCATGCGGCGTCATTTCCGAAATTATCAATTGATTATTATTATACAAAACGTCAAATTCACGCATTTGTTTAAATACAACAGAAAACAATTTCACAAACTCACCATATTCTTTATTAGCCTTTTTGATTGCTAGTCGTTCTTTTTTGGTTTTTGGAGGCGTTATTCGTCTAGGGGGTTCTGGCAATTCAGGTGATATGTTTCGCCTAGGCATTGGTCTCGTGGATAGGACTGAACGACCATTGGGATCGTATATTGGCGGAACAAACGCGTCAGCGCGTGCCTGATTTTGCGCCATCATTTCCGCCACGAATTCTCTTACTTGACGGTCCGGATCATGACTTGGATCACTATGTGTTTCTGGTTCCAATTCTGGCTCTTGTTCTATAATTTCCATTACAATTCTTGGTTTGACCGGTCGTTTAGGTTTGGTCGGTCTTTTTGACTCTTTCACTCTAATGGTTTCAACAGGAGACCGATTCGGGTAAATAGATTGACGTCTTGATTGTGTTTTTTTAGGACGTGTGGGAGTCTTTCTTCTTGTTCTTGATGATGGTGTATTCATTATACAATATCATCGGTTTAAAATTCGCACGTCATTGAAAATACATCCGTAGACATCTCTTTATTGGCTAAAGCATATTCACTCACGGTGCGTTCAAAGAAATTGGATTTACTTTCTATGCTAATTAACTCCATGAAATCAAACGGGTTTAAGCTTCCGTAAAGTTTGTCTATTCCCAATTGTAAGCACAATCGGTCGCCCACAAATTCTATGTATTGCGACATCATAGACGAGTTCATTCCGATTAGACGGCATGGCAGCGATTCCAATATAAATTCCTTCTCTATTTCTACAGCGTCTCTAATGATTGTTGCGACTTGTTCCTTTGACAATTTGTTATTCAAAGTTGAGTACAGGAGGATCGCGAATTCCGTGTGGAGCGCCTCGTCACGACTAATAAATTCATTAGACAATGTGAGTCCTGGCATTAATCCGCGTTTCTTGATCCAGTAAATGGCGGCAAAACTACTGCTGAAAAAGATACCCTCTACGCAAGCAAACGCGACTAATCTAGTGGCAAATGAGTTTTTGTCCGAATCGTTGATCCATTTTCGCGCCCAATCTGCCTTTTTCTTAATACAAGGAAACGTCTCTATCGCGGTGAATAAACGCTGTTTGTGCGCCTTATCCTTGATATAGGTTTCTATTAGCAAACTGTACATTTCTGAATGAATATTCTCCATGGCAATTTGGAATCCGTAGAAGGCGCGCGCTTCGGATAGCTGAACGTCACCAATGAAACGAGTAGCCAGATTTTCCATAACAATTCCGTCACTTGCCGCGAAAAAAGCAAGAACCATAGATATGAAATATTGCTCGTCTTCTGTTAGCTTACTCCAGTCACCAAGGTCTTTTGATAGATCCACTTCTTCCGCACGCCAAAAGCAATCTACCTGTTTTTTGTACATTTTCCATACCTCTTGGTTCTGCACTGGAAACATTACGTAACGCGATGTGTCTTCGGACAAAAGAGGTTCTGTTAAAAGTTCTGTTGCCATTCCTAAATAATATAAATCATAGATTTTTATATGGATTGGAGAAATCTAATGTCTCTTCAATATACAATTTTAAACGCATTTTCCTAGCGGAAAAGCATCTTAAAAATAGGCACACTATATTGTAAATGAATTCATGCGCAATGTCAATAGATTTAAGCAAAATGGATTTAGACATGAAGACATTTCAAAAAATGATGTTTGTCTATAAGAGCATAGAGAATGGGTGGAAAGTCAAAAAGCGCGAGGGTAAGTATATTTTTCAGAAAAACCATGGAGGCAAGAAAGAAGTTTTCATGGATGACTATTTAGAAAAATTTATAAAAGAAAATATGAGTCTTTGATTACAACGTAATACATGTTGAAGACTTTAATTGATTGTGAAATAATACTTGATCTTGCTGAAGACTTTAATTAAAAAATAGATCCACTGTTTCCGATTTTTCTATTTGGGAACTCAATATTTTCTCTATCTGCTGATTGATTTCTCTTTCCAGCACAAGCAATCTTGTATACAACATCGGATTTAACGTTTTTTTAGTCTTTCCATCCACATATTTATCAACATTGAATTTTATTGATATATATTTCCCCTTCATTTCATTGGCAACAAAATTTTTTTTATAATTTACAACAAGTGTGACATCACCTATTTTCATGATGCCGTCTCTATTGAACCCGTCAAACCGGCTATCTATGAATTCACAGGTTGCTTGTTCTTTTGTTTTATAAAGCATTTGGAAAGTCAATGGATCATTTGGGAATTCCCTAAAATAACAGTCGGTGCAATAATTTTTACAAAGTCGGATTGAATCCCGATGACATGTTTTTATAATACATTTTTCTGAATTTTCTAAAATCTCTATCGGAGGCTCCACGCATGGGGATTCCCGAAGGGGATCTGCGAGCGAAGCATGGAGCAACAAGCGAAGCGGAGGCTCCCTTTTTTGTTGATTCAATTGAGTTTTCATTTTGTGTTTTGTACAAAAATCGGTTTTCGCACGATTCCGACAATTCTCATGTTGACAAAGTTTTGGCATTTTCACATACATCTGGAAAATATTTAAATTTGGGTGCCCCTTCTTTTCATTGTAGAGGCATCAGTCTCATCTACATGGAGGGGCAGAAATGCCCCATTTTTGCCTCCATCTTTATCATATTTCATGATAGACAATTTATTCAAGATTATTTGAATTCATTTTAATGTAGACAAACAGCTCATTTCCCGCTACATTTAGCATTTTCCTGAAAAAAAATATGTTTTAGGAATATATAAAAAACAGAAATGGGAGGAGCCTTAATGCAATTAGTAGCCTACGGAGCCCAGGACGTATTCCTTACCGGAAGTCCTGAAATCACTTACTGGAAGGTGTCTTATAGACGCCACACCAACTTCGCCATGGAGTCTATTGAGCAGACTTTCAACGGCCAGGCTGACTTCGGTCGCCGTGTCAGTTGCACCATCTCCAGAAACGGAGATCTTGCTTACCGCACCTATGTCCAGGTTACTCTCCCTGAGATTAACCAGGGCTTGAAGATTTCTGGCGATGCCGGTGTTTATGCTCGTTGGTTGGATTTCCCCGGTGAGCAGCTCATCTCTCAGGTTGAGGTTGAGATCGGCGGCCAGAGAATTGACCGCCAATATGGTGACTGGATGCACATCTGGAATCAGCTCACCTTGTCGTCCGAGCAACAGCGAGGATACTACAAGATGATTGGCCACACCACTCAGTTGACTTACATCACTGATCCCGGCTTTGCTGACATCAACGGTCCTTGTGCCCCCACTGGTGGCATTGGTCAGGTTTGCGCTCCCCGCAATGCCCTGCCTGAGACCACTCTCTACATTCCCCTCCTCTTTTGGTTCTGCAGAAACCCCGGTCTTGCTCTTCCCCTTGTTGCTCTCCAGTACCACGAGGTTAAGATCAACATTGACTTCAGACCTATTGGTGAGTGCTTGTGGGCTGTTAAGTCTTTGACTGCCACCACGGGAACTCAGTCGGTCACCACTGCCTACCAGCAGTCTCTTGTTGCCGCCTCTATCTATGTTGATTTCATCTTCTTGGATACTGACGAGCGCAGAAAGATGGCCTCTAACCCCCATGAGTACCTCATTGAGCAGCTCCAGTACACTGGTGATGAGTCGGTCGGATCTTCGTCCAACAAGATCAAGGTCAACTTCAACCACCCCTGCAAGGAGCTCATCTGGGTTGTCCAGCCTGATGCCAACGTTGACTATTGCTCGTCTCTTGAGGCTGGCACTACCCTCTTCAAGGTCCTCGGATCCCAGTCCTTCAACTACACTGATGCCATTGACTCTCTGCCCCCTGCCATCCATGTCTTTGGTGGCCAGGCTGAGACCTCCGGCAAAGATGCCTTCATCACTGGTGGTGTCTTCCAGATGGCCGGTGCTCTTGATGGCCTTGTTACCTCTGGTACTGGCGTTGGTGGTGCTAATAGTGCCGGTTGGAATGCTCTTGACACTCACGTGTTTGATGCTGCTAATTCTGGCGCCAACACTGGATCTTACGTATCCGATGCCGGCACCTTCGTGCTCGCTGAGACCGCCCTTGACATGCACTGCTGGGGTGAGAACCCTGTCGTCACTGCCAAGTTGCAGCTCAACGGCCAGGATCGTATCTCCGAGCGTGAGGGCAGCTACTTTGACGTTGTCCAGCCCTTCCAGCACCACACCCGTGCCCCCGACACTGGCATCAACGTTTACTCGTTTGCCCTTAGACCCGAGGAGCACAACCCCTCTGGTACCTGCAACTTCTCCAGAATTGACAATGCTACCCTCCAGCTTGTCCTTTCTTCCGGAGCTGTCGCTGGTGTCGCCACTGCTAAGGTCCGTGTGTATGCCTATTCTTACAACGTGCTAAGAGTGATGGCCGGCATGGCTGGTATCGCTTACTCAAGTTAAATCTTTTTCGGGTTTGATAAGTTTAATAAAAATAAAAAAAATATGGTTTTTTATTTTTATAAGATTATATTTCAATGATTGTTTTGTTTGATGTTGGATCTGTTGTTACTGTGACTGTGTATGTTTTCTCATTTGACGGAATATATTTTTCATGATTTCCTTTAAAATATTGGTCTTCCATTTCGTGTGATAGAGATTGTCCGGGTGTTTGTGCTTTTTCTGTGACAATTTTTATGTTTCCGTTAGATTCAAACTGAATTGTGTATGTTTTAACAGATTGTGTTGGTTGTATTGTTTGAACAGAATTAATATTTTGGTGTGCCTTGGAACTTGGAGAACTTGGTTTTAATTCCATTGATTTATTTGCCGCTTCTTTAAATGAATTTTCTATATTAGAACTTGATGTAATTAATTCAATTTCAGATTTTGTTTGCGAGTCTATTTCCGCGTTTGCTGATTTTATTAATGAATCTGTTACATTATCACTTGTTAAAATTGGTTGCGACTCTATTGCTGCGTTTGCTGATTTTATTAATGAATCTGTTACATTATCACTTGATGTAATTAATTCATTTTCAGATTTTTTTTGCGACTCTTCTGACTTTATTGCGGTGTTTGCCGCTTCTTCAAATGAATGTTCCATATTAGAACTTGCTGAAATTGGTTGTGACTCTATTGCCACATTTACCGCTGTTATTAATGAACCTTTTATATTATCAATTTCTGAAATTGATGTATTTTGTATTAAGGTTTTTGCATTTAATTCACCAACTTCAATATCAAACGCCGGTTTGGCAAATAATTTTATATTTTCTATTGCTGTTTCATCATCAATTTTGTAATTTGTCTCAATTATGTATCTTCTAAACAATTCATTTTCTTGATCATTGCCAGGTATTTCTTTTAAACTTACAAAAATTTTTTCAATTACGTCTGATTTGCCTTTGCTTAATAATTCACCAATGTTAAAAAACTCTGGACTAATTTTATCTTCATCAACAAATTCATAAATTCCGTAAAAAGTATTATTGTCAAAATTTGTATCACTGTCTTTATTTGGTGTCCATTTGAATGAAATCGCAATCAAGTCAGGACTTAATGCCGCGGGTGGAACAGGTGTTGCTCCACTCATCAATCCATCGTGAACTACATATTCTTTGTCAGAATTGTATCTTTTTAAAACATCGTTTGTAACGGAGTAAATTAGTTCAACTTGTTTTGACGTGTAGCCTATTTTCCAAAGTGTAAGTTCGCCTTTTCTTGTCAAAGGTTTTATTTTAAACTCATCTTTCCAAGAATTCCATAAATGCGGCAAAAACACAATATCATTATCTTTTTTTGATATCATCATATTTGGCTTACATTGTTTTATGTAATAAATTCGTTTGTCTCCTATTTTAATTGATTTGACTTTCATCAAGTCTTTTACAAGATTATTATAATTTGCGAAAAAAGGAACTTTATAATAATTATTTCCAATAATTGATGTAAATAATGTTTGCTTTTCATCTATTAATTTTCCTTCTTCTACTTTTCCTTCTTCTTCTGAATTAACATCAGTTGTTAGTTTTGATTCTATTGTTGCAACTATTATGTCTTCGTCCTCTTTTTTTAATTTGGATGATTTTATTTTTTCAATAAGAGATTCTGTGTTTTTTGATATGTTTAATTTATCAACACTAAGTAAGTATAATATATTATCAACTTTTTTTCTTGAAATCGCATAATCTAACGCCGTGCGTGGTGGATTGGAATTGTCTGTTTGATTTACATCAGCTCCTTTTTCTACAAGAAATTGTAAAACATTTTGCGTTCCATTCTCGGCTTGACGCATCAAAGCAGTAATCTTAACTCCTCCATCTGTATAAGTTGAGTTTATCAAATCTAAATTTGTTTTTAACATTAGATCCATGTTGGCAATGTTGTTATTAAAAACAAATTTCCAATTGTCATTATCAATCATTTTAATAAGTTTTTTATCAATTTTATCCAGGGAATTTGGCTCTTTTTTTTTATACAACAACATTGACCAAGCTTTTTTCATGGCATATTGTTGATCGGATTTTTTATTATTTTGATATTTGTCAGTTGTGCTTTTCATAAATTTTAAGGGATTTTCATCATTAAACTCTTTTTTATTATTGGAGTATGATTCATCTTCATAAACATAATGACCATACCGTCCAGTATCTCCCAAATGACAAATTATTCCGCACCTAATATATTCTATTTTTTCAAATAACAATGTTTCATTTGGATCTATTAAATTGTCGTTTCTTTTTTCATTGGCGCCCTGACTATCTGTATATGTTCTTGGAAAATATATTATGACATAATCTTTCATATCAGAATAGTCTTCCTTTGTGTAGAACGCAATTTGATTATTATTAATATCATCTCCTGTGAGCGAAATTTGTTTTTTTTTCGCTTCATCCATGTCTGTTAATGGAAATTTGCTTCCAACGTCTGACTCTCCAATTTTAAATATCAGTTCTTGTAAAGATTCATCTTTGCCAATATCGGGTTTTATTTTCAAAATATCATTATGTTCTTGTTTGCCACTAAATTTTTTTGATAAGTAATTGCTTTCAAATTTTTCTTTTTCTTTATTCAAATCTACCAATGATGTAGTTTCACTTGAAGATTTATAATACTTATTCTCTGTCTGAGAAAATCCTATAATTTCTCCAAGTTGAGGAATGTATTTTATCAATTCTTGAATTGCTTCGGCTGGATCTTGTTGTCTTCCGTAAGGATTTTGTCCAGGAAATAATATCATTGGAATCATGACAGGTTCATATGTAAGCTTGTTTGTTTTATCAGTGCCAGAAATATGAAAAAATATTTGAGAAAGCAAATAACACAATAATTCACTTATATCTACTGGACCAAACTTGAATGTAATTTCTTGTATAAAAACGCTTTTTGTAAAATCATATTTAGATTGTTTACCTTCTTCTTTTGCGTTTACAGCATTCGTGAATAATTTAAATAATGTTGTTATAGATTTGTCCTCCAATATTTTTGGCTTATTATTTGTGTGTTGAATGTAATAATTCATAATTAAAATGGCAAATTCTTCAATTGAGAATAAAAGTTGATACAAAGCACACAAATAACATGTATTGCCAATATTTGGAACACCTTTGCGTTTATTGTTAATAAATTCCGTAGAAGCAAGCCAATCGCCCCCGCCTTTCTGCTGGGAGTCCTTATATTTTCGCGTTTTTTTATTCACTTCGCCACCTTTATTTTTCCGTGTAAACATTTGTCTATATATACAACATGGACAAATGTTTATGTTTGTGTCAGCCTAAAAAGAAAAAACAGCAGTATCAAAATCCAATGTTCTATCATCTGAACAATAACATGCCATCGTTGTCTCTCCTTCTAAAATGTATCCCCTGTTTTTGGTTTTTATTTGTTCCATTATAAATTGATTCACCGAAAACAAATAGTTTGATGGTTTATCTTCATCATTCATTGTTTCAAATATGCCAACTCTATTTATTATTATGTCAGTTGGTTCTAATGTTTCATTGTTAAATGTTATCTCAACTACGTATTTTTGATCGTCTTTCGCACTTGGTTTTGTCTTTGAGGGTCCAGTCAGAGATGTGTTTATCATTTGATTTGAATTTGGTGATGGATTTACAGTTCCATTCAGAGATTCGTTTAACATTTGTCTTATTTCCAGGTCATTTTGTGATGGATTTACAGTTCCATTCAACGATGTGTTTAACATTTTTGTCAATCCTATGTCATTTGACGATTCATTTATGAGTTTATTAGATCCCGTGTCATTTTGTAATGGATTTGCAGTTTTATTTAACGATGCATTCAATAATTCTGATAATCCCATGTCAGTTGATCCTATTTCAAATGGTTTTTTTAATTCTTCCGGTTTTTTGTTTTCTTTTTCTAATTCTTTCAGTTTTATGTTTTCTTTTTCTAATTCTTTCAGTTTTATGTTTTCTTTTTCTAATTCTTCCGCTTTAATTTTTAATTCTGTTAATTCTTTATCTTTTTCTTCTATTTCTTTAGCACAGGGTTTTTCCACAGTATTTGTTGTTACCTCATTATTAAGAGATTCATTTAAAAAAATTTTTAAATTAACACTTATATTTTCTTCAGTTAAACTTTGTATAATCGTTTTACATTGTTCATAACTCATTTTTTCATCAGAATTATTATAAGATCCTCCAAAAAATGAAATTTTTAATGGAATCAATTGTGAGACTTTGTTATTAATTATATTCTTTTTAATTAAAACTCTGTTCTTTCTTATTTTTATTTTGCTTTCATCAGTAGAATCAGCAGAATAGAATGATTTTGTTGAATTACCAACTTCAGTAGAAACTGATGACAATTTTGATGAACCTATTGAATTATCAACTTGAGTAGAAACTTGTGAAATATCTGTCTCAACGCTTGGTGTATAATCGGGCGATTTCACAAATATTCGTTGTATTATTTTCTTTTTGTTTTTGTTATTTTGATTATTTTGTGTTGCTGATTTTAATAGAAGATTAATTGAATTTATGAAACTTGGTAATTTTAAACTACTAGTTTTAGCGGTGTTGTCTGAATCTGAAAGTACATTTTCATCTGAGAATTCACGAGGTGAATTATTTGCCGAACCACTGGGTGATGTAAGTAAATCTGAATCACCATTATCAGTTTTACTTTCAGAATACTTATCAAAAATATAAGTGATAATTTCAGTACTTTTAGAAAGTGAAGAATCATCATCATTGGTAGTATTATCACTACCAATGTTAGAATCTCCACCATCATCAACTGTTATGTAAGAAAACGGTGAAATATCATCACTAAAAATACTTTCATTGATTGTGTGCGCACTTGAATCAGGAGAGTATGATTTTGGTGCAACGACTCTTATTGGCGCTTTTGAACGGTTTTCTTTAAAAAACATCTTGGGTTTGAATTCATTTTGTAAATTTCTTAAATATTTTCGTTCATTCAATGCCTTTATTATATTTTTTTGAATAAATTTGTTATCACCCATCTTTATCTTATATTATTGGCATATTTTTATAACCTATTTACAGAGTTTTTAATATATCATATAGCAAAATGAGTAAACGTAATCCCATGGCAAAATTAATAGCACAAATTGAAGACGGCAATGAGTTCAGAACAGAAAAAACCATCTACGAAAAATACCTAGATCACACCAAAAAATACAAAGACTTGTACGGCGCCAAAACCGTCATTCTTATGATGGTCGGTTCTTTCTATGAACTCTACGGTCTGAAAACTGATCCTAGTCGCAGCATCGCCGATGTTGCTAAATTGTGTCAATTAAATACCAGCGAAAAGAAAAAAGGCGTTGTGGACGGTCATCAAGTCCTCATGGCCGGCTTTCCCGAATATACTCTTGAAAAATACGTCCAGATTTTCAGCGATGCCGGCTATACTTCCGTCGTCATTAATCAAGACGAAGAAAACAGCAAAAAGGGCGACAAAAAGAAGCACATGATCCATTCCATTTATAGTCCCGGCACCTATATCCCCGCCATCACCGATTCCACCGAGAAATCCAACAACATCATGTGTGTATGGATTTCCGCGTATATGCCCCTACATAAAACTAGGGCGAATTTAGTGTTCGGAGTGTCAGTTTTGAACATGTTTACCGGCAAATCATATTTGGCTGAGCATATGGTCCCTTATGAGAACAACCCCACTACGTTTGACGAGCTGGAGCGCGCATTTTCCATATTCACCCCTTGCGAAGTGATTTTCCTCCATGATTTGGCCAATGTTAACGCTACAATTAAGGATGTGAAAATATTCAGCGGATTGGAATGCGATTGTGTCCACGATGTTCCTATTAAGACTACTCAGGCGGCGCTCAATTGCGCGAAACCCGCCTATATCACGCAAATTCTGGAATCCAATTTCGGTGCCGAGTCCTATGAAAGCTGCGAGGAGTTTCAGCGATATCCGTCGGCCACTCAATCCTACTGTTATTTGCTGAATTTTGTGAAAGAACATAATCCTTCATTATTGAAGAAGATTAATATGCCGGAATTCGCCAATGTGAATACCCAATCTATTTTGGCAAACCATGCGTTAAAACAGTTGAATATTATTGATGACTTGTCGGCTGATGGCATTCGCAGCGGTAAATTGTCGTCGGTGTTGAATTTCTTAAATAAGGCATGCACAAGCATGGGAAAACGCAAGATAAAGGAGATGATGACGCGGCCTATTTATGACGAGGACCAATTGAACGCAGAATACGAGAAAATCGCCGAAATATTGGATCCGATTAATTATGGATCGGTTATTTTCGCGAGGAAGGAGTTGGCCCATGTGATGGATTTGGAAAAAGTATTGAGACAAACGGTCGTCAAGAAAATAGCTCCAAATTTAATTATACAATTGTATGAATCTCTATCGCACGTCCATGAAATCACGATTCATTCGGAGGTTTTAAGGGATGAAACAATAGAGACCGCATGTTTGACTGTAATGAAAGAAATAAATGATCAGATTGATTTGACAAAAATCGGTGTTCAAAATGAAAACACCATCTTTAAAATGGGCGTCAATAGAGAATTGGATAATCTTATAAATGAAGTTAATAATGTCAAATCGCATATTGACGCCATTCAAGGGTTTTTTAACATGATTATGCGATCCAATGGGCCTACATCGGATGATACAGAATATGTGAGAATAGTTAGCACGGAGAAGTCGGGATCAACACTACAGATGACGAAAACCAGGGCGAAGAATTTGAAAATATTACTTGACAAGGGGGATTATAAAACGGCGCCTTGGTTCAAAAATTGTTCAAATTTGGAAAGAGGAACTGCTAATTGTGCCAATTTGGAAAAAGGTATAATTACTTTCCGAAATTATGAGATTGATTTTTCAGATCTAAAGTTTAAATCGGCCACCACCAGCAACGACGAATTATCTTTCATTCAACTCACTAAACTTTTCATGAAAATGTTTTCTTTAGAGTCGGCGATAGAGAAAAAGAACACAGAATTATACAACATATTTGTAGAACAGATTTTGGAGAATCGGTGTTTCCCTCTAATTGAATCGGTCATTAATTATGTGATTGAAATTGACGCACTTCAGTGCCGCGCATATGTAGCAAAAGAATACAAATATTGTCGGCCTAAAATCGCATCTGATAAAACAAATTCATTTGTAGATGCCAAAGGGTTGCGACATGTTTTAATAGAGCACATCCAACAAAATGAAATATATGTTGCCAATGATTTGGCTTTAGCCAAAGAAAGCGCTCAAGGTGTCCTCCTATATGGCACCAACGCGGTTGGCAAAACAAGTCTGATAAGGGCCATTGGAATCGCCACGATCATGGCACAATGCGGCTTCTATGTGCCTTGCTCCTCTTTTCAATTTAAACCATACAAATCGTTTTTCACCCGAATTTTGGGCAACGACAATTTGTACAAGGGACTCTCTACATTCGGTGTAGAGATGAGCGAACTGCGAATGATCCTGAAAAATGCTGATGAGAATAGTATGATATTGGGGGACGAATTGTGTTCGGGAACGGAGACGCAGAGTGCGTTAAGTATTTTTGTGGCGGGATTGATGGACTTACATGAAAAGAAATCAAGTTTTATCTTTGCCACGCATTTCCACGAGATTGTGGATTACGAGGAAATCAAGGCCTTAAATCGGCTTTCTTTGAAACACATGTCGGTGTTCTACGATAGAGAACGCGATTGTTTAGTATATGACCGTTTATTAAAAGATGGATCGGGAGATAAGATGTATGGTTTAGAGGTGTGTAAGTCCCTCCATTTGCCGACGGAATTCTTGGACAAAGCATTTAGCATTCGTCTTAAATATTTTCCGGAAACGGCGGGGGATTTGAATTTTAAGACCACGCGATACAATGCGAATAAGGTGCGCGGATTATGTGAGATGTGTAAGACGGCTTTAAGCACGGAGACACATCATTTGATGATGCAGTCAGACGCAGATGAAGATGGATTTTTAAATGGTGTTCATAAAAATCATAAGGCAAATTTGATGGCATTATGTGAGGCGTGTCATCAAAAAACTCACACAACAACTACGGAAAAAGTTACATATAAAACAACTAAAAAGATAGTTAAGAAAAAGACGACCGTTGGAATGATTTCATACGAATCTCCTGAAATTTGAAAAAAATTGATCTCTTTTTTGAAAGAAAACCGATTGAACATAAAATTATAAACCCCTTTAAAAAATTAAAATGACCGAAATTATTAACGACACCATTTTTGAAATTAACAAAATGTCTTTATTTACCGAACCCGAGTCTCCTGAAGAGAAGGAATGCGATGAAACCATTCTCAGACAGAAGTTTAGCGAGATCACACCGTTCACGCGAGGCTGGATTAACAGCTCTCACACCAAGTTTGGCAAGCACTTTGACACCAGATTCAGAGGCCCGCACTCAAACTGTAATTGGGTAATCCCTGGCGCCTTGATGGTCGGCGATTATCCCGAGCATGACTGCCAGATGCGAGCTATTCAATCGGCAGGAATCACAACATTTGCCTGTTTGAATGTGGAGTATGGCATACCGGATCTCAAGAGACGATACAATTACCCTAGATACGGAGACAAGTTGCCCGCGGGCCATTTCCATCATTTCCCGATTGTTGACATGAACATCACGAAGGATGAGCCGGGACTAGTCCAATTTTGTAGGACGTTGACAGAATGTTTGCTGCGCGGCGAGAAGCTATATGTACATTGCTCTGGCGGACACGGACGCACAGGCACGGTGATTGGCATCATGCTCAAGATGCTGTTTGCCGACTTGACTTTGGATGAGATATTTGATCACATCCAATGCGCGCACGATCAGCGAGTCAGTCACAATTATGGCAATTACAGTGATTGGGCCAAGTTCATTGTTGAAAAGGACCTTCATGATAAGTTTGCGCCGGGTCAAGTGCCGTCGCCTCAGTTGTCTATTCAGCGAAACCAGGTAATTAAAGTCATTTCTGAACTATAAATATTGTTTGTTTGTTATGTTTGTTTGTTGTTTGTTGTTTGTTGTTATATTTGTTTGTTATGTAAATTAGAAGACTTCTGTCCCAAATGGGACGGAGGTTTTTTTATATCGTTTAGGAGACCCAGCAATTATGCCACATGAAATATATATGAAATATCTAGGCGGAAAACAAAGATTAGGAAAACATATTGCGCCCATTCTAAAAGATTTGTGGGATAATTATGAACTTGAACATGATGTTGAGCTCAAGGCCTACATGGAACCTTTTTGTGGATCTCTTGGCGTTTTGCGAAATATGACGGACATTGATGTTCCTATAATTTCCAATGATTATCATCCGGATTTGATTCAAATGTGGACCGAGGTTAAAGCGGGAACTTTCAAATATCCCCCGAGCATATCAGAAGAAGAATATTTAGCGGCTAAGGAATTGCCTAGCCCCAACGCGCTCAAATCATTTGTAGGATTTGGAATGAGTTTTGGTGGACGTTTTTTTGGCGCTTATTCGCAGAAATACATGAACGGCAAAGTAGAGGATTTTTGTAAAGAAATGACGAATAGTTTGAAGCGAACCGCGCCGTTAATACAGAATGTGAAATTCATGAATAAAGATTATGCCAAACTTAAACCGAAGAAGATGTTTGTCTATTGCGATCCGCCGTATGCCGTGACAAAATTTCCGATCAAATATCGTCGCGAAACCAAGAAATATGACGTGTTTGATAATGATAAGTTTTGGGATGTGGTAAGGGAATGGAGTAAGACTAATTTTGTGGTGGTATCGGAAACGACCGCGCCGGATGATTTTGTAAATGTTTGGGAATTAGAGAGATATAGGAGTGCCGCACAAAGCGGGAAAACGAGGTTTAAAGATGAAGATACAAAGACCCATAATATGGAGAAGTTATTCGTGCATAAAGGGTTAACTCGCCATTTGGGCGAGCGTCGCGCATAGCACATTCAGTGCTCCACGTGTATTCACCCATAGGGTTCTAGTTTCATTCTTTTGCGGACAAATTATTTTAGAAATATCTATTTAACTCAAACAAAATATAATTATATGTATAATGTCAAAAGTTTATCCAGAAAAAACGCTCGGCCGAGCAATTCAAGCATTGCAAGGTAAACCCATTATTGATAACAAAACAAATCAAACAAAACAAAGTTCAAAAAGTATGGCAAATAAAGCAAATAAAGCAATTCTAGAAAGTGAAGCAATTCTAGAAAGTGAAGCAATTCTAGAAAGTGAAGCAATTCTAGAAAGTGAAGCAGATCAAGCAACAATGGGAAAAAAAAAAATTAGAAGAATGGAAAGTATTATTAATAAAATAATATATCAAAAAATTTTACTTGAAGACCCAGATAAATCTGAAAAGGAAAATAGGTATAGTTGTTTTATACATTATTTAATTCCAACCACACGAATTTTGCACATTCAAACTTTTGTATGCAATGGAGAATCTGGCGAAGGAAAAAAACTTTTGCTTGCTTTATTAAAAAATCTTATTAGCACAGGCGAATTAAATTCGCGTGCCACAATTGTATTGACTCCAGATGCTGAGGCAGCATCTTTTTTTGTCACAAAAGATATAGAAATTGACCAAAAAAAATTAGAAGAATTTTATGAAAAACTTTCATTAAAACAAAGAAATGAAAATGACCCCGATTTTTATGCATATGTTGGGAAAGTTATAGATAAATTAAAAAAACGCATTGCAATCAATGAATTACTTTCAAGTATTCAAGAATCAAGTATGCCAGATCAAAGTGAAGGAGGAAAACGCACACGGAAATTTAGAAAAATCAAAAAGAGAAAGTATAGAAAATCAACAGGAAAATTGATCCGATTTTCAAGCCGATAGAGAAAGGCAAAATAATATATCAATTAATCAAAAATGGAAGCAACAATTAAGATGGTGGAATACGACAGATTATCTAATAAACTAATTCTCCGAATATTTGGGGACGAGATGCCTTACAACAAGTTATCTAAAATTGCCAATTACCCATGCGGCATTACGAATGTGAAAACGATCATAGAAAACAAATCATTCAAAGTATGGTTCAACAACCAATTTGTATTTGAAAAGCAAGATGCTAATTTAGAAACTAGCACCTTGGGGAAAACGCTGGACGCATTGGAACACACAATGAAACAGATGTGTCGCGAATGTAAATGCTCTCTAGCAAAGGTCAGATCAAAGCCAATACCCGGCGAGGATGGCTGGCAATATTGCGACTGGCGATGTAAACGCCTCTGGTTCTTAAGACCAGCCGAAAACGGAATTTTAATGGCATGTAGCAAATGCGGCGATCAGATAGATTGCTCAGATTGTGATGATTCAGAATTAAAAGCCCCCTTGGTGTGTGAAGAATGTTTTGAGTACGATATTTACCTAAAAACATCACCAACAAACAACAAAAACAAATCAATAAATGTGTTTTAATTGTTGTTAATTATCATGATTCAAAAAATTGATCTCTTTTTTTCACATTTCAAACAAAGCAAATATATATAAAACCACTAAAATGAACACCGATAATCTATTTAATATTATGGGCACGGCCCCTGCGAAGATGTCTATTTCAAATGACGAGTCACGCAAAAATGAAGTAGTCATATGTTACGACTATGAGTTCCGTGGTGAACAACTAAGGCGTCTCAGAGCTGAGAATGATAAAGCTGAGAATGAGACAGAGGACGAGTATGTCAACCGAATCCTAGAAATTGCTTATGAAGAGGACGAAGACGACGCCGAAGAAGAAGACGACGCCGAAGAAGAAGACGACGAAGAGGAAGAAGATGACGACGACGTGTTAAACATGCCATTACGCGACATGAATGACGCACAGATTGAAAAGTACGTTGAACTTATTGGACGATGCCCTCGCGAGGAATGCGATGAGTGGGAGATGCTCTTTATTGGAGGCAACATTCTTAGATACTCATATTGTAAATTCATTCAATGGGGCATAGAAGGCGAAACAGTATCCAATATCACTATCACTCGCGCCACATTTGACGAGATCACCTTCACAAATTATGTGTTTGACAATGTTACCTTTGACGAATGCGTTTTCAATGATATTGTTTTGAACAACACCACTTTTAAGAATTGCACATTCATTGACTGCGACTTGGACTCAAGCATGGTTCTAGACAAATCGTGCAAAGTAACAAATAACACTGAAGGTGAATACGATCACTATTATGCCCGCTATGACTATGAAGAGGACTACGATGACGAGGAAAACGATGAACACAGGTACAGCATCTAAATATTTATACTAAAATCATAAAATATATATTATTGTTATTATTATTGTTATTATTATTGTTATAATTTAATTAATGAAAAACCAAGGGGGATATTCCCTTTTTTGTTTATTAGAAACAATTAAACAAAAAAAATTGATCTCTTTTTTTCAACTTTCAAACCAAGCATGAATATAAAAACCTATTAAAACCCCATTAAAATGAATACAACTGAAAATAATATGTGCGATTGGTGCGACAACCAGCCCAAGAATCTAGGAGAAAAGTTTTGCTCAGATGAGTGTGGAGACAAGTTTTATAGCAACTTTGTCTCCAAATTGGTAGACGAAGATGAGGCATTCCATTGTGATAAATGCAAAGAAAAGTACATGAAATGTGAAATTTACAAAAACCAAATGTTGTGCGACAATTGCTATTTTGACGAAGTGTTTGTCTATTGCGAAGATTGTAGCGAGTATCTTTATGACAAGGATAAACAACCAGAGTTGGTTGACACACATTGCGCTCAATGCGCGGAAGTAAACGAAATGATTAGTAACTATTCAGAAGAGCAACGACAGGCTTTGCGATCATACGCACAAGAACATGATCTTACTATAGGCGAAGCGATAGAATATCAGACGCGATGTCATTCGTGCGGTAGAGAGGTTGACGATGGCTTATTTGATGAGAAGAATCACCAATATTGTAGGCAAAGATGTTTTGATTATTGTGAAGAATATTGGTACCCTTGTTTTAGAGAAGCCCATTGCCAAGTCTGCTCAATATGGCAATATCACGAAAATCGTAGACAGAAGGAAATAAGAAGTAGAGAAGTTGCGAAACAAACGCAAGTTTTAATGGCAATAGAAGCTTTTAAAGAAATGGAGATATACGGATCTCTATTGGAATGTGTGCGCGACCTATCAGAATATTTTGTGTAATTTTGTATATCTTTTATAATATTTATAATTTAATTAATTAATTTAAAATAGGACCCTTGGTTTTTTTATAATTTTCATTAAAAAAAAGGATGATACCATTTTTAAGGACATTTGTTTAAAGGAGGGGTCCAAGGGGAGAGCACCTTCGGAAGAACAACCTGCGGTTGTTCCACGTGTATTCGCCCTTTGAGCGAATATTTGCTCCACTACTCGGCGCCAAAGGCGCCTTGGAACGTAGTTCCCTTTGAAAAATTGATCACTTTTTTTATTTTTGAAAAATAAAACATAAATAAAATAAAACATTAAAATGATGAATACTAACGAAACTGATAATTGCGAGCAATGTGATCAATGCGATCAATGTTCCAAAAGCATAGACATTCAGAACAATCAAATGATGTATGCGGGCGGCGTTTATTGTGGCGACTGTTACAACATCGCAATACAAGTTCATTGCTTGACATGCGACGTGCTAATATTTGAGGATGATGGCACTGTGGGCAATTTGCCAGACTACTGTTACTTCTATTGCCGCGATTGCTACCACATGGAAGAATTACTACAGGATTACACCAAGGAGCAGCGAGCATCGCTCGCAAAGTACGCGAATGAGTACAACATCTCGGTTGCCGAGGCAATTGAGTATCAGACGCATTGTCATTGCTGCGGCAAGACTGTGGAAGATCCTGTATTCCACGAATCGGAGCATCAATATTGCTATAGCAATATAATCTCCAAACAGGTATGCGAGAAGTTCAATTATTCTTGTTTTCGCGGAGACGACTGTCTAGTGTGCGGAATATGGTATTGTAAGAATGCCTCAAAATAAGAAATCCAAGGTTCAAGTTGTATCTTATGTGTAAATAAAAAACATATAAAAATATAACAAATAATATATCGGACGCACCATAAAAACAAATGGCAGGGTGCGACGGATATGTGCGAAGGAGGGGCACATATTGCTGGGAGGCTATCCAAAAGGTGGCACTGGCGGGGACAATCGGCTAATATTATTAAAATTATTGACAAATAATTAAAAAACGGGGACAATCGGCTAATATTATTAAAATTATTGACAAATAATTAAAAAACGGGGACAATCGGCCATATATTATTATAATTATTGAACAAATAATTAAAAACGGGGAACTTCGCAGAAGGGCATATTACACTTTAATGGGCGCTGCCATATTTAATGGTGGTGTTTGACTATTAAAAACCTGGGTATAAATTTTAAACCAGCGAAGAATTCAATCCGCATAGCGGATTTATATTCATCTTGGTTCGTGACCGATAACGATTTAAATCATAGCACCTTTGGTGCGGATTTAAATCTTCATTGGTTTAATATGGAACATATGGAGGCGTGTTTTGTCGTGTGCAAGTATGAGAACTGTTGGGCTCTAATGGCATATTAAAATTGTGGCGAATTATTAAATTATTGAAATAAATAATATTATAAATGCAATAATAATTGAGATAATGTTGTAAATAATACAACATTAACATGATACTTTATTAAAATTTATGAAAAATTTATGAAAATAATAAAACATTGACAATACCAATGGGAATAACCACCTTTGGTGGTTACATGTGGAACAATCGCAGATTGTTCATCCATTTGAGTCAAAACCGAGGACGGTCTGCTTAAGGCAAAAAGCATATATTCACCCGAAGGGCGAATACACGTGGAACAACCATAGGTTGTTCTTCTTGAGGTTTTCATGCTAACCAGTGCGGGTTTTAAAACGGCATAACAATCACAGATTGTTACACGTGTAACCACCAAAGGTGGTTATTCATATATTAAAAACCTTGACAATACCAATGGGTTCCATTTGAGTCAAAAACCGAGGACGGTCTGCTTAAGGCAAAAAGCACACTTGAGGTTTTCATGCTAACCAGTGCGGGTTGAAAAACGGCATAACAATGATATATTAAAATTAAAAAAGTGGAGAATTAAGTCCAATTGTTTAGAATATGAAATGGTTCATATTTTTTTTCAAATAATTAAACAGCGTTTGAAATGTTAAAAGGAAGGATCATAAAGAAGGATAAAGGAAGGATCATAAGGAAGGATAAAGGAAGGATCATAAGGAAGGATAAAGGAAGGATCATAAAGAAGGATAAAGGAAGGATCATAAGGAAACCTTGGTTCAAATGCGCCAAAAGGCGCATAGAAGTGGAACAAATATTCGCCCAAAGGGCGAATACACGTGGAACAACCTATGGTTGTTCTCCCACAGGTTGTTCTCCCTTAAAAAATTGATCCTTTTTTGTTGTTTCAAACATCAAACACAAATAATATAAAATGTTAACAACCAGCCGAATAATTGACGAATTAACCGCGTTTAACCAAACGCAAGGAACCACCTTCACCGCCGAGAATCTCAGAAAATTTAATTATTATAAAGATCATTATTGTCTGACCACCAAAGATGCTTTGAAATATAGTCAGACGTGTCACACATGTGACGAACAACTTGAGACATTTGCCAGCGAGTATTGCTGCTTCACATGTTTTAATAATGTAGAAGAACTTGACAAACGCTGTTTTAGAGGCGCCGATTGTTTGATATGCCACCGCCCGCCTATAATGCCTCCCGATGCGATTCTTGTGGATGAGACCGAGTGCGAGCACACTTCATATGAAGACATAACGCTTGCGTTGTGTGGTTATGTTGGAATTACAGCTAGGCAACATTTGCCAGACTCGTTTGTTGCCAAAGTTGAAGATTGGTGGTTTGTCATTAAACCAATCACGACTGATCCTTGTAAATTCAATGTTTCTATGTATTCTCTTAATCCTACTCCGTATTTGGAAAGAGATTTTGATCAGTTCCTCTACTTTATTAAGGAAACCATGCGGTTCCAAGGCGTCTATGACGCCTAGAAGTGGAGCACCGAAGGTGCTCTCCCTTAAGATCCTTCCCTTTAAGGTGAACCAAGGTTCCTTAACTTTGCTCTCTTGAAAAATTGATCACTTTTTTCCTTCATTCTCAGCGAAACATAAATTTATAAATCATTAAAACCTTTTAAAACCTTTTAAAATGTCAGCATCAAACCAAAAACAAGCTAAATTCAATATCTATCACGAGTTCCCCAAAAGTTTTGATATGCCAGGCAAGACCGTTTCTGTTTACATTCCGACAGTCCATGTCCGATACACCAACTCCGCTATATACCACATCTTCAATCAATTCTTCGGCGTTGTTGATAGAATTGACACCGTCAGCATCAAGTCCAAGGACGATTCCCCTAGCAATTTCAAGGCAGTCTTTGTCCATTATTTCCCCATATCTTTGAACAATCTTATTAGAGACATTGAGAAGAATGGCTCCGTGCGCATTAACCCCAATGTCAACACTCAATACATGAACCGCTACTTCTGGCAGCCTAATGCCAAGGTTCGCAACACTGAGTACTGGATGATTCTTGCCAACAAGCATTTTGTGCCATACACCAATTTGTCATTAGGTGTCATTGAACTCATGATGAATGATGTGGAGAAACAACTGTGCTTTGAGAAGGAACGCGAAGCATTAGTAGCCAATCGCAAGTTCTTTCAGGAGTTGCGCGCCAAGGAGAATTGGGAGATCCCGCATTATGTAGACACGTCTATCAACGTCCATCAGTTGGTAAACAACATTAAGCTAATGGAAGCACGCGTTGAGCAAGACAAAGAACAGCGCGAATTCACTGAGGGAGCGACGCTTCTAGTGGAGAATATGCCGGAGGATATGTTGGAGCCCAAACTGTGGGAACAGTTTTCCGGAGTGGAATCGTTAATTGCCGTTAAGGTTTGTAAGAACCCGGCAAATGGCAAGACGTTGCAATATGGGTATGTTCATTACGAGACCCCGGAACAGGCTTCTAAAGCATTCAAAGAGTTGGAACACAATACAACCTTGAGAATTTCTAGGATCCTATAGGTAAGTTATGTATTTGTATTGTTGTATTATTGTATATTTGTATTGTTGGGTTGTTGTATTATTGTGTTGTTGTATTATTGTATATTTGTGTATTTTGTATATTTTAAAATTTAATTAATCAAAAAATATGTTAAAGGCTTTGCTGACCGCAGGCCTTTTTTCATGTCAGGTTTAAATAAAAAGATTTTGCAACTTTTTATAGCGGTTAAAATCCCTGAAAAAAATAAAAAAAATTGATCACCTTTTTCATTCATTCTCAGCAAAACATAATATTATAAATCATTAAAAACTTTTAAAATCTATTAAAATGTCAAAATCAAACCAAAAACAAGCTAAATTTAATCCACGCTATACCAACATTACTTTAACGAGTGACTACGGTGACGAATGGGCAGGAGAAGTCATGTATGACCCCGAATATGAATTCTTCTGCGACCATTGCGGAACTGAAATGGAAGACGCAGTGGGAGGATATTGGAAAGACGACGTTCGCTATTGCGCGCTTTGCGCGTGGGACTTGTTTGACCAGCCAAAACCAATTACCGCCTATGATATATGGCGACGAGAAAAGGACGAATTCAAACGTCAAGAGGATGAACGCCGACGCATTAGAGAAGAGCGCGAAGAGCGCGAACGCCGACACATGAGAGAACGCGAAGAAGAATTAGAAGAATATATTGCTTGGCGCGAAGAATCCGGACGCATAAGACGTGAACGAGAACTCATGGAACAAGAAGACGATAATTGTTCTGAAGATGATATTTACAGCACGCGTTTGACTTGCGAGTATACTGAGCCAGAAGAACATGACCCCCGGTATGACTACGATTCGCTTGTCACTTATGAACATTGCGAATATGGAGATATTATGCCGCTGAGAACTGTCAACACCAGGTCTTGCGACTGGGACCCTGAATATCGCGACGAATCTTACGAATCTTACGAATTTTGCGAAGATCTTATGCCGCCTAGAATTGTCCACACCAGGTCTTATGACTGGGACCCGAAACCAGGCGACGAATATTGTGGATATTCAGAAGATCTTATGCCGCCGCCAAATAATGTTTATTCCTGGTGTCATGTCTCGGAGGAAAAATTTCACAAGTGTAAGATATGCAGTCGTGAAAATGACGATAACTGCGATATTTGTCAAGACTGTTGGAATGGTATTTACCCAGACAAAGAATCATCGTCCATATCCAAGATAGTCCAGTGCGATTGCTGCGACGGATTTGAACACCACGAAAATAGTTGTGTGAAGGACGGAACAGTTTATTGTAATGACTGTTTCAAGGATCTGTTTAATCCGGAAATGCCAAATTTGGAAGACAGTCGCGAAAGATATTCCAATGAAGAGGAAGATGTGTGGGATGAACTCAGTCGCGAAATATTTAAGGTAACTATTGTCTAATTTGTATATTTATATTTGTATGTTTATAATTGTGTGTTTAATTTAAAAAAAGTGTCAAACAAAACCCCCTTTGGGTTTTGTTTTTTTTACTATTTCAAACGCTGAATTTTTCTAAAAATGTATCCAAAGGCAATGGGTGCCACATCATAAAATTATCTCTATTTTGATTTAATGTGCTACTACATTCAGTATAAATTTTAAAAGAAATGTTATTTTTATCATTTAAGTTAGTGTAGAATAAATATGCTTCTCTCATTCTATTGTGAGTCATTACTTCATAAAATTTTTCTTCAAATAATATATTACTAATATCATCATCATTGAAATTGTATATTTGTATTCCAAAAATATTGCCATTGCTATAAATTCCCATTTCTAATATATCATATTGTTGATTGATTGTTTTTATGCCTATAAAGATTTAAATAACATATTGAAATAACTTAAAATCATAAATATATATAAGATGTTCAGGTTTGAAAAGACTTGTAAATTAATTTGTTTTGATTCAAAAAAAATAAAAAATTGATCTCCTTTTTTGAATGTGATCAAACAATTTGAGCGATGCTCACGGACGCACCATTTATTGGTTGGGTGCGACGGATATGTGCGATGGATGCTAAAAAGCGTTTGCAAACTATGTTTGTATGGGGCACATGTCACGGGATAAAATGGCGTATTATAGCAAAGCAGTATTTATAAAATTCTTGTTACTGCTATTGATGTGTGTGAGTAGCTACGTTTGACACACATCCGGTGGATCAGAGTTGGCATTCTGATTTCTTCGTTAGAAATTTTCGGACGCGTCATATTATAGAGGAGGACGCGACGGCTCGTGTGCGAAGGATGCCGAAGGCGTTTGCCAAAGGCAATGTGGGCACATGTCAATATTTACATCTCTGGGCAAACAGAGACGTAAATAGGGAAGAGGGGAGAGGGGCGAAATTAAATGGGTTGTGAAAGGCGTCCAAGAGTTCCTGTCTGTTCGCGTAATGGTGGACGGGGAATGATCTGGCACTATTCATGGGTTTATGACGGATGATTACGGCGGGACAGATAATGCTGTTGCTTACTAAAAAGAAAACGTAAAAACTACTTACCTCGGTCCGAAAGGGAGGAATATATACCGTGTTTGGGCCTAAAAAACCCCGGCAAAAAATATACCCGTGGTACAAGACGCGACCGAGCAACATACGTAACTGTTAGCACCCTGGCACATTCTGGATTAATCCTCTGTGTGTGTCTTGTATGGTAAATAAGGATTAGTATTGAAGAAACTTTAAATGAAAAGACAATGGTCTCAGCACTTGAACAAGTGCCAGTTGCTCCCAGTTTGGGAGTCTCTGTGTCTATAAATACAGACCCTATATATATGTGTTATAAATGTAAAAAGGAAATTAGTGAAAAGGAAGGATATTTGTGTGGTGAAGGACACATTTGTGATAAGTGTGTTAAAACAGACATCCCGCACGACGCAGTAGTCATAGATAGTGAAAACTTTCACTGCGACTCATTGGAGAGAGCAAAATACGTGTTAGAAACCGCTGTTTTGGGCGAAAACGACGCAATTCAGGATTTGTCTGACTCATTCATTGTTTCGCAACAAAATGGCCGATTTTGGTTTGTGCTCACTCAAGATGAAATAGAGCCAACTAAATTCACAGTGAAGTTGTATGCGCCAAAGGAGGAAGTCGCTACGAAATACTTGAGAAGACTAATGGAAGAGTGTATATATAACATAGACAGATGTGAATACCCTGAGGAATATAGCGCTCAACAAGAAGACGAAGACTACGCTACCGAAGAGGAGATGGATGAATACTTGAAAAACCAGGACCCATGTTTTATGTGCGGCGAATACAATTACTCCAATGTGTTGTTTGACAATGGTCGCATGAGAATTATATGTCGCGACTGCCTGCCAACAGTAACAAGTTGCCACGAATGCGAAACGCTTACTAAGCACAAAACACCATATGATGCCATAATTGCTAGAAATCGTTTGTGTTTTGATTGTCATTACAAGAGGCCGGAATCAGTTCAAAAGCCGCTTGAAGAGCATTTATTGGTAAGACTGGAAATACAGAGTCTTCGTCGCGCATACTTTGATGTTCTAGTTGATTATGCCGAGCTGTGCGAATTTACTATATTTGACGCGTATCATTACAAATCGCGATGCCACTTCTACGATTGTATTAAAAAAACATCGCCAAGTGCTTGGACTGCCGAGGAAACATTACAGTTTTGTAGTTACAGACATCGTCAGCACGCAGATGAGCTTGGTTGTCACTGTTTTAATGTGTATGACGGCAGAGAATACGATGATGAATATGAAGAAGCAACATGCCGTCTCTGCAATTCGGCTCATGAAGAAAATGTAAAAAGTCGCGTGGCTCTTAGAGAAAGTCATATGTGCAACGGCCCCATCGTCTCGGCAATCAGCGTGTTTGAAGAACTAAAAATGTCCAATGTCTTGGATGAATCTTTGATAGACCTTCGCGAATTCCTTGTATAAAAATTATAATTGTGTGTTTATATCTTGTATTTTAATTAATTTAACTTAACTTAAGGCACTATGTGCCTTTTTTATTGTTCCAAACAATTTGCTTATGTCATTTTTTGATAATAATAAACCCTGAAAAAAAAATAAAAAAAAGTGAAAAATTGATCACCTTTTTCAAAACAGTCTGGTGGAATGGGCGCATAGATGATTAGGAGTATGCGACGGATATGTGCGGAGGATGGATTCTTAGAATTCACAGGTTTAAAAAACTTGAGGGGCACATATCAAAAAGTAATTCGCAAAAATATGGGTTGTGAGAGGCGACCAAGAGTTCCTGTCTGTTCGCGTAATGGTGGACGGGGAATGATCTGGCACTAGTCACGGGTTTATAACATTGATTACGGCGTTCCAGGTAAAGCTGGTGCTTATTAAAAAGAAAATGTGAAAACTACTTACCTCGGTCCGAAAGGGAGGACTATTTACCGTGTTGAGGGTGGCGTATCTTTCATTCGTGAAAGAAGTAATGATCCCCGGCAAAAAATATACCCGTCGGCTTGCAAGTTGGCCGTGCGACATACGTGACTGTCGCAACTGATACATTCTGGATTAATCCTCTGTGTGTATCGCTTAGTTATAAAGGATTAGCACTGAACAAACAAACAAAAAGACTTTGGTCCCTGTGTCTATAAATACCGACCCTATATATGATTGTGAGAAGGAAGAGGAAGATTATGAATCATACTACATGAACAAGGCATTGTGCGTGACATGCGGCGAAGTGAATTATGCCGAACCAGTATGTGAAGTTGAAGGTCATTCAAGAATGGTATGTTGTGACTGTATTGAAATAGTAAACTGCTGCAAAGAATGTAATCATCTTTCGCTAGAATGCGTCTACGACAGTCCGAATTATGATGGAGTGAGAGTTGCTAATGGAGACTTGTGCTTTGATTGTAAATTCAAGAAGCCGTTAAGAGAGCAGATGCCTTTGGAAGTCCACTTGTCAATACGAAGTGACATACAGTTTCTAACACGCCAGCAGTTTGCTGTTCTTGAAGATTACGCCGAGTTGTGTGAATTTACCATATTTGATGCTTATCGTTACAAATCGCGGTGTCATTATTATGATTGCGACCGAATGGTAGAACCCGGCAAGTGGAGTGCTGATGAGGCAGTACAGTTTTGCTGTCACAGACATAAAGACCTTGCTGACATTATCGGATGTCACTATCAAAATGTATATGATGGGAGTGACTACGATGAAGATTGGGAACAAGCCACGTGTAAGGTCTGTAATAATTGTAATCATAATATGAATGTTATACCAAGAATAGCTCTTAGAGAAAGTGATCAAGATGTTAAGCCAATTGTCTCGGCGATCAGCGTGTTTGAAGAACTAAAAATGTCCGATGTCTTAGCAGAATCTTTGATGGACCTGTGTGAATATTTTATATAATTTGTATATTTTAAACTTTAATTAAATTAACTTAATGGACTAGGGAGGCAACGCAGTTGCTCACCACAGTCCTTTTTTCTTGAGAAAAATTCTGACATAGAGTGCTTTTTCTCAAGAAAAATTGATCTCCTTTTTATTTTATTTTGAATCAAACATAAAAATAAAATATATTAAACAAACAACGCAAACTAAACAACAATGAACACTGAAATGAAAAACGAACAACAAACAAAATGTGGCTCTTGTGCCGCAGACATAATGAGAGAGGAAATCGTCGCGGCCATCCGCGTAAAGATGATGGAACAATATATTAACCGTTTAATTCAATATTCCATGGGAACTTATGAATTGGAAGAGGGTGAGATCGTAGACTTTGACGAATTTGAATACATAGCCACCCGTCCTATTTATTTGGGCGACAATTAGACCAGATTGTCAATACTGTTTTGCCCCATTCTGGAATATTGATAATGGAAAATCGCTTCAATAATATGTTTTCTGTATAAACCCATATTTCATTCTCCCTTTCCGGAGCTAAATATGAATGTTTATCAATTGCCTTTTCCATTTTTTTTTTCAAAGCATCTGTTTCAGGAATATGTGCCAAAATATCATTGACTACTTTTACAAAATCTGACATTATTTATTTCTATACAAAATAGAAATAAAGATTTCTATGACTCGCCCTTTAGGCTTTAACAAGTCATCTTCTTCAAAGTAGACTCAAACGTCTCTTGTATTTTTTCAGCAACGTCCGGGTCCAACAAATTCACAGTCAGCAATAGAGGCTCTCCAAAATTCTCGTCATTTTCCATATATTCCAATTCCTCCGAGGACGTCATGTCTTCCGTTGATTCTTGTTGAAATTCTTTTATTTGATCTAAAGTGATTGCAGACCGGTCATATTCATTGTCGTCAATGAACTCATCCAAATCATCATTTGTTGCACCAAAATATTTGACAAGCAATAGAGTTGAAACAGGATTGATAGATCTTGATATGATCTTGGTGACGCGCATTAATCCACTCTTACTTTTGCTTTTGCTTTTACTTTTTGTCTTACCTTTTGTTTTACTCTTGGACTTAGTCTTTCGTCTACTCTTGGATTCGCCAATTTTATATTTTATGTATTTTGCGGCATACATTATTGCCGATCTCAATAATGTGTTGTATTTTTTGCCTTCATGCGAGGTATGTGTTTTGGATGATATTTCCATGGTTTTATCGGCCTTGTTGATTTTACAAGCAATGCTGGATATACAATGATTTTCCGGCATCATATTTAAACAAAGGACAATATGCGGATTAATCATGTCTTCATTTATGGAAAGATTATCGCGATCTTTAAACTGTGAATAAAAATCCAATTCAAGCATTAAAGAAATGGAGCATTTTCGTTGTAGTTTTTCATTTAATTCTGCGATTTTTTCTTTAGCCTCCCTAATTTGAAACATCTATATATTTCACGGTTAAATTATTTCTTTTCTGACTTCCATTAATGGCACATCCAACACGGGTTTCTCACCCTTCACATAATGTTTCAATTGGGCTTTTTTAGTATTCAAGAGAACACGTCTCAATTCTTCATTATTTGAAAACTTTGCCATTAAGGCAGTTCTACGAATTTCCTTTTCTCTATCGCCGTAAAAATCAGGGTCAATGGAAATCTTGGTTGGCCGTTTCTGAACCCCTTTGAATTTGCCTGACGCACTGCCCGCTCCGCGGGCCATTTCCACATCCTCCGAAATATCGGTTTTCATAGTCAATGAAAATTGCTTGTAAAATTCCAAATTCTTCTTAAAGAACTTGGACGCCTGGTAATAATGCTCTATCGTCTTCCATTCCAAAGAATCCAATTTAAAAGGCGATTCATATTGATCATCTAACATGCGTCGCCAATCCGCCACTTTATTCAATTGTCTATATTCCGCCGCATGCGATTTATCTATTTTTTCGCCCTTCACTAATCCCGGCTTATAATTCGCCGATTTCGCGTGAAATAAAAAGACATCCTTGTTTTCATAAAGATCCGATTTTACTATGTCATCGTCAGCGTCGTCATCCGAATCATCATCTCCATGAATGTCGGCATGTTTATCATAGCTTTTAATAAATTGTTGGAACTCGGGTATCATATGGAATGTGCCCGCGTTCCTTTCCATACATTTATTGGCAATGAGCGTCTTGATGTGATACGGGAGTTCGCCAAAAGTGAATACTTTCTTGCCCTTGTATGCCACAGATTGGTAATGATTTCCGCTGTGGGTCGTGATGATGTAATATTTGGGACGAATCTTCGTCATAATATCTGAAGTAGTGGGTGTGGACAAACAGTTCATTACAGCATTATTATCGCCTTGTCTGTAAGAATACTCAGATAACACGATCACTTTAATATTTAATTCACGTTCAATAATAGAGATGGCCAATTCATCCGCCCAATAAGTAGATTTCATGATTTCTTCTTTAAAACTTTCCAATGAATGGACGTTTTTCATGAATTTGACGTCTTCTAAATAATCTTGTGTGATTTTCTTAGATCCAGCCAAGTCCTTGAATTTTTTGGTTAATTCTTCAGAAGATGTTAGGATCTTCTGTTTTTCCCCTTTGTCGGGGGTCTTTTCAACCCGCGATTTATATATGGTTAATGATTTCTTAATATCCGCCATTTCCTTATCTGCGTCGGCAATTTCTGTCACTAATCCGAGATAACGATCCAAATAATTTTCATAAACTTCTTGGGTTATTTCTTTTGCCACTAATGCACGCAACTTAGCCACCGTAGTTTCATGCCCGATTTGCGAGAAAGCGTCGCGAATTACGCAGAAAAAACAATCCCCAGAGCCTTCATTATTGACGATGCTATATTCGGTATTTTCCATGAATTTTTGAATCCAATTATGATTAGACAATTGTTTATATTTCTTTGTTATGGCATTGGCTTCTTCGGCGGTTTCTTCGGGCAACATGTCGGGCATTCTTTTAGTAGCGTCTATTTTAAAAACACTATTCTCTATCTGGATCACTTTATCTTCTCCCTTGCGTTTTGTAGATAGTTTTTTAGGATCATCTGAATCTTCTTCTTCCAACGCGTTAATTTCGGCTTCGTCTAACGCGTTTTTTTCGTCCACTATTTTTTCCTTTTTGCTTAAATCTGATTTTATCACATCTGCTTTACTTAAAGCCGCTTTGTAATAAAATTCCGGATTGGATCCCGATTTTTCTAAGAATTTAGGTTTTACAAAACTGAACAATAGAGGTTCCATGTTTTCTATATCAATTTCACCATCTTCGTCCATATTAACTATAACTTCACCCGTCTTCATTTCAAATACACCAATCTGTGATTTTATCTGATTATTTGCCACCAAATATATAGGAAAAAAAGCAATGTTTTTTGCGCCAAATCGGTGATTTTCATTTCCAATAGTGATGACCACATTTTTTCCTAAGATTTCTGTTTCAAATAGAGAACACGCATATCCCTTGTCTTCTTCATTAATTGTTCTGCGTTCTTCATAATGAACTGATTTGTCTATCTTTGAAACCACCATTTATATATTACAATCAGCGAAGATTTAATAATTAAAAAACACATGACATTTTTAATTATTTGATTGAAGTAAAATGTTTAGAGGTTTGCCAAATCCATATACTTAAATTTGGTGCGACTTGATAATCCAGGCTTTTCGCCAGATTTGTATCCCACAATCGTCTGGATTGTAGGCAAATACTTTTCCTTTTCAACCATTTTTCCTAAACTTGCGAATATTAATACTATGTTTTCGGTGATTTCCTCAACCTCTTTTTGCTTAATCTTATGGTCAATCTTGGCTAAAACCTGTTCTAGCAAATTTGACAACATCCCGGTCATGCGATCAAGAGGAACTGTGCTGATCTTACCTTGCTTGGCAATCTCACATAACAATGTGGTGAAATTCTTGCGAATATTGTTTTCTAGATTGAATTCGCAAAACTTGTCATAATCCTTTTCAGACACGTCAATAATGTTTTCCATTGACTCTGTGTGTTTCTTCAGTTTGTCCTCAATGAAACTCGCAACCTCCTCCGGATACATTTCATAAACAGTTTCGTATGCTCGTGAATATAGAAGCGGCAACTTATAATTAACCGAAGACGCATAAATAACATCCATGATTTTTGTAATCTTGCTTGGCGATTCATTATTTCCATCACTGTCATTGTCACTATCTGATGAATCCATAATTTCATTTACGTGCTTCTTGAGAGTTTCCAACTTAGGCAGTAAATTCTTTTCAGACAACTTATTCATGTCTGTGCGAATCTCTCCGATTAATTGCTGCGAATTATCAAGAGCGGCAAACTTAGTTAATGCGAACCCAGACTTGAGCTTCCAGTCATTACTGCCTCCTCCGCCTCCTCCGCCTCCTCCGTTTCTATTGTTGTTGTTAGAACCGCCGCCAGTCTTGCGATTAATCTTAGAGTTCCATTCACTATTGTCCTTAGGCTTTTGTGGTTTTTCTGCCGCCATGGCATTCGCATTGTATTGGTTTATATAAGTATTTTGTTGAGTTGATCCTGTGTATCCAATTTCATCACATAAAACTTTGATTGCCGATAATACGTATTCCGGAAGAATGTATCCACCATTTAGATTGAACATAAGATCGTCGTATAATTTTGCTGTGATAGTAGTCATTTTAAAGTCAATATATTATTTATCCACAAATGTCTAAATTGTTTTCAACATCAATTTTTTGACACCGAAAAATTGATCACTTTTTGGAAAGTGTCTCATTTGGTAAAAATATAAAACCCATTTAAAATATCTAAAATGAATTCAAATACTATTTGCGTTAAGAAGACTTTCCCTGCTAAGTACCTCAAGTATTTGAGCTATGGGATCCATATTATGAAACAGCTTTATCCTGCCGATGAAGAATACCAGCAAAAGGTTGCTGAGTACCTCAAGTTTAGTGATTCGGTTAATGTGGTCATTGCCGACATTGAGAGTAGTTTGACCGACGAGAACGAGACCGAAGTAAAGGAACTTAAGAAGACGTTGGCTAAGAAGCCCAAGAGAATTAGAAACAAGAAGCCTGCTAGCGCTCCTAACACAATTACTCTTACCGAGCAGATCGTAGAACTGGCCAACGAGCCGACCATTAAGCGCGGACCTGATCAAGCGGACGACGTTGAGTACGTGATCGCTGTATCGGACAGCGAGGGCGAGGAAGAGCCTAAACCGGAGGTTGTTGTAGAAGTTGTTAAGGAAGTGATCAAGCCTGTTAAGAAGAAGGCGACCAAGAAGACAAAGAAGGCCGATATTGATGACGATCCTCGTCCTAATCCTACTTGGGTTCACCCTATCGTTTGTACTTATGGATCCGATAGCGAAGACGAGGAAGAGGTTAAGGAAGAGCCTAAGGAAGAAGTTAAGGTTGTAGAAGAGGTTGTTAAGCCTGTCGTTGTAGAAGAGGTTAAGGTTGTTAAAAAGAAGCCCACTAAGAAGGCGACCAAGAAGACCGAGATTGTTAACGATCCTCTTCCTACGCCCGCTTTGGTTGTAGAAGAAGTGGCTATTCCTAAGGTTATTGTCAAGGAACAGTTGGATGTAGAAGTTCCTAAGGAACTTCCTGTTAAGAAGGTAAGTAAGCCCAGAGTCAAGAAGGTAGTTGAGAAGAAGCCGGAAGAAGTACAACAACCAGTAGTAGTTGTGGAAGAGTTAACCGAAGAAAACGAGGTCTAAATAAAAAATGTGTGTATTGTGTGTTGTATAATTGTATGTTGTATGTTGTGTATAATTTTATATTTAATTAATTAAAAATGTGTGGGGGGTTTTTTTCTTGCAATAAAACATGCACAAGCGGGGGGTTTTTTTCTTGCAATAAAACATGCGCAAGCGGGGGGTTTTTTTCTTGCAATAAAACATGCGCAAGCGGGGGGTTTTTTTCTTGCAATAAAAAACGCATGTGAATTTTAATATGACAATCAATCAATAATTTACTCCTTTTTTACTTTATCGGGAAGTAGCAATTGTATAGCTGACGCGGCGATCCATAACCACATCATATTAATCATGTCTCCTCCGGTTGAAATGCCCCATCTGAGGAACTGACAATGGGGCGCCGGTGCCATAATAACAGACATAGCAAACCCCTTGATTGTATTAGGGACACAATATTGAACGTAGAGATGCGGGCATACATAATGTAACACAACCCACACTGAATATATAAAGGCAGTACTTTTAACAATTTTTAAGACGGTTTCCATTTTTTATTTAATATCAAATTCAACGGACATCTTCAAGATCAATTTTTGTGAGCAAAAAATTACATTCGCAAAACAATATAGACGCAAATTCACAATATACTCATCCAGAAAAATGACCACCACAAACGAAGTGTACGATGAATCCATTATAATCAATTCCTGGGAGGATTTGAAATTGTCCGATGATATTCTTAGAGGAATATATTCTTACGGATTTGTATCTCCAAGTAGCATTCAGCAAAAAGCTATTCTTCCTATAAAATGCGGACGCGACATTATCGCTCAAGCCCAATCCGGAACCGGTAAGACGGGCGCTTTTACTATTGGATCTTTATGCCGACTGAATCCCGATATAAAGACCACTCAAATTTTGGCCATGGCGCCCACAAGAGAACTCGCAGAACAAACTAGCAACGTTTATAGATGTCTCGGAACATACATTCCTAATTTTTCTGTTAAAACCTTTGTTGGCGGAACCAGTGTCAGAGATGATATAAATTTTCTTGACAATACGCCACCTACGGTGGCGGTTGGGTGCCCAGGCAGAATTGCGGATCTTATTAAGAAGCGCGCGCTTCCGGTTGATCAAATTAAGATTTTAGTAATTGACGAGGCGGATGAAATGTTGTCACAGGGTTTTAAAGAACAAGTGCGCGGCATTTTTCAAATGATGCCAGAAAACGTCCAAGTTGCCATTTTTAGCGCCACCATGAACCGCGAGGTAATTGAAATCACAAGTCATTTCATGCGTAATCCAGTTAAAATTATAATGGAGGCCGAGAAGTTGTCTCTACAGGGAATTGCTCAACATTATGTTTCACTTAGAAGTGACGATGAAAAGTTTGATACATTGAAGGATATTTGTTCGCGAATGAGCATATCGCAGTGTGTAATTTATTGTAATAGTGTAAATCGCGTCAGACAATTACATGAGGCAATGGTTAAGGATGGGTTTGGCGTTACTTGTATTCATAGTGGACTTAGTAAGTCGGAAAGAGATCAGGCTTTTAATGATTTCAAGACCGGCAACAGCAAGTTTTTAATATCATCCGATATCACGGCCAGAGGCATGGATGTTCAGCAAGTTGGGTTGGTAATTAACTTTGATTTGACGAGGGATGTTCATACTTATTTACACAGAATTGGTCGTTCGGGAAGATGGGGTAGAAAGGGCGTTGCCATTAATTTTATCACGCACTATGACAAAAACACCATGACTGATTTGGAGAATTATTATAGAATGCAGATCACGCCTTTGCCTGCTATTTAAATTAATAAATTGGTAAATGGGTTTATAAAAATACTTTATTTTTATAAATTGGTAAATGGGTTTATAAAAATACTTTATTTTTATAAATTGGTAAATGGGTTTATAAAAATACTTTATTTTTATAAATTGGTAAATGGGTTTATAAAAATACTTTATTTTTATAAATTAGTGAAACGGGTTTAAAACATATTTGTTCCTGTATATTTGATTTCTTTGAATTTGATTTTCTTTATGTCTTCTTCAGTATAGATGTCATTCTCTGTCGGAACATGTTCATAATAAAATTTATCGGACAATTGGCGTCTTATGTGGAGTCCATTTTGCATCTCAAATCGCCTCAATGGATTTTCCTTGACATATTCTATTCCAAGGAATCGCAATTTTGAATTATACAAAAACGTTTTGTCAGAATTATCATATTCATTGTAATAATTTAATATACAGAGTTGCTGATTGTCCATTTTAAAATTATGTGAAATTGGTTTTATATTATTTTGTATTTGCGTAAAATTAGATAATATGAATTCTAGCAAATTTATATTATTATTCAATGGATTTTTTATTCAAACAAGAAGAAAAGGTTCCAATAGAGAAAATCTCAAATCCAGTATTTGACAAGACCATTTTCAAATTGCCAATAGAGTATTTAGAAGAATCAAAATTACATAATTTGTCTCCAATAGTTGAATCTGATCTGGAATTATCGGCTTCCATGTATCCAGTTCTTCTAAAACCAAAAAATGAATTATCAACTGCCATGATTCAACGGTTTAAAACCAATTATACCAGCGATGCCACTTTCCTCAATCAAACTCAAACTGTCATTAAAACCGCCATTGTGCCTTTATCAAAGGAGTTGGACGCAGCGAATGTCCTACATGTATGGAGGGACATTTATGAAGTAGACGGGTTCAAAGAACGCCATGGATACATTGACATGACGCAAATTAATTTCGTGAATAAAATGTCTACATTTATGGGGTATTGGACCATCATGAATCTGGTGTCACCTATATTCTCTATCATATTGCCTTTTTTATTCATTATGGCGCCGTTTATTATGTTGCGCATCCAGTCGGTGCCCATAACATTTTCCACATACATAACTATGCTGAAAGAATTGGCCAAATCGCATGCCATAGGAAAAACACTGACATCCTTTGAGAATTTCTCTATTAATAATTTGATTTATGTTTTGTTTACGCTTGGCATGTATGGCCTCCAAATGTATCAGAATTGTAAACATTGTGTTCGGTTTTACACAAATATTACTACCATTAATGCGAATTTGATGACCGTCAAAAAATTTGTGGATCAATCCATCATCACTGTAGAGACTTTTGCTGAAAAATCTAGGCATCATTCCAAGTATTCCAAGTTTTGTGAGAATGCTTTAACAAAGGTTGTGGTTCTTAAGCAAATACAGGATGATTTGAGAAGTGTCCAGCCTTTTGAGGGCGGAGCTTGGAGCGTGGCGCGTCACTGTTTTAAGGTGGGATATTTATTGAAATCTTATTATTGTTTACATGATATTCCGGAATATAGGGATGCTTTTAGTTATGCAATTGCGTTTGAAGGATATAGAAGTGGATTGGAAGGAATTGCGACAAACATTCAAACAGGATTTGTCAATTGTGGTGAGTTTTCCGATGAATTTAAGACAAAATTTACCAAACAAGTTTATCCTACATTGATATCCGCCACAAATGATGCGGTTTCAAATGACATGTCGTTAGAAAATAATATGATTATTACTGGACCGAATGCGTCGGGTAAGACCACTCAATTAAAAACAACGGCGATCAATGTGATATTTACTCAGCAATTTGGTGTGGGATTTTATGAGAAATGCGAGATGGCGCCTTACACACATATTCATTCATATTTGAACATTCCGGATACAAGTGGGCGTGATAGTTTGTTCCAGGCGGAGGCGCGCCGTTGTAAGGATATTTTGGATATTATTGAAAATTCGCAAGATAAATCTAACAATTTATTGCACGATAAATCCAAACATTTCTGTATATTTGACGAGTTGTTTTCAGGGACAAACGCGGAAGAGGCAACCAGTGCTTCCTACGGATTCCTTAAGTATTTACAGAAACGCGAAAATGTGGATTTCATTTTGACAACGCATTTTGTCAAATTATGTAAGAAGATTAAGAAGAATTCAAATTGTCTAAGAATCGCGAATTACAAGATGGATGCCACCTTGGCAAATGATAAAATAAATTTCACATACAAGATGATGAAAGGAATTAGTAAAATTAAAGCGGCGCGACTTATACTCATTCAAATGGGATTCCCACATGAAATCATAAATCCTTAAATTTACAACACAATTTAGGAGTTCTTTGCTATGATGGCAATGAGGTCTTTGGATTACATTATTCCAAATCAATAGAGATCATTAATTTTGTATGACAAATATATATTATAGACAATGCCTTTTATTAGACAAGTGAGACAAATTGGAAAACCTGGTGGAGCCGCTCTTGGTCGCGTATTTCCAGTAGACACGATTGCTAATCAATTTCATGTGCTTGAAAATCATTATGTGGTTGGCTCTGGAGTTGGAGCAGTAAGCAATTCCAACCGCAGAGCAATGCTAAGACGTGCTGTTGATAAGGCTCGTCATCCTGTGCCGTGCTATGTTTTCAATCCCAAAAGTTTGAAATTTTAATTAATATCTCAACATATTATAGTGTGACATGGCAAAGACAGATGATTTTACTGATTTTTTCTGCAAGTTAAGCAAAATAGGCAATTTACCGACATGTTTCTTTTTTTACATTGTTGATATTATTGTGGGAATATGGTTTCTTATTTGGGGATTAATAGCAAAAATATTTCCTTTCTTGAAACCAATTGGCAAATATCTTTGGGACTATGTTGGCAAAATGATAAAAAGTTTTTGGTATAGCGATTGGCTTATGGATACTTGCTATGTTTGTAATCCAAAATATATAACCCGAACATGTAAAAAATCATGTAGAAAAGGTTATGTTAATAATAAAAAAGTGCCTTGTGGCATAATTGGATCTTGTAGAAAATCCACGAAACAATCGTCGTTCTCTTTTCCTTCTTTGTTTTAGGCATCGCGTTTTCTTTTTTATTGACATCTTTTTTATAAAAGATGTTAATTAATTGTTACTTACAAAGTGTAAAAATGGTTTCACTGGCATAAATCATAATATAAGTTGACTATTTCTATTGTTTTTTCAGATGCGTTGTCACACCAATGTGATATTTGTGATTTTAGAAAGTCAATTCTCATATTCCATTCAGTGAGTTTTGTCTTTGACAGTTTAAGCATTCCATTTCCGTCTGTTGAAAAACAAGATTTGACTTTTTTCCCGTCCATGTCTATATAATCATCTGGATTGAATCGGATAAATACAATTGGTCTATGTCCAAGATCTTGCGAAATTTCCATTAGACGACGATTTTCACATGTTGTGTCATAACCAGTGTGTTGATTTTCATCTATTTCAACAATAATTATGTGATATCCCATGTCTAAAAATAAATCGGGTCTTCTGCGTGAACAACCATCTTGAACTTTTTTGTCCAAAATCCATGTAAAATTTGGAAAAGCTTTGAGAATTTCATCCACAACGGTTTTTTCTTTGGTTTTATAATTCCGAGCATTTGGTTTGTCAGGAAATTCATGGACAAAACATCGGAGGCAATATCCTTTATAATTAATTTTGGGATTTTTGTATGTTTCACACAAAGGTGTTTTACAATATGTTTTTGCCAGATTTGTCATATTTGGCAATTGGTGTGCGGCACAAAATCGGCGTTTTGTTTCTCCCTTGTAATTGAAACATGGCGACAAATCGCATCCATCACATTCGCATCTTGAATTTACGACATCAACCATATCTTTTAATTTGTGATCTTTGCAAAATCTGCCAAATTTTTCTGTTTTAAAATTAAAACATGGAATTTTTGCGCAATCTGTTTCTTTACATTTGGAATGTGCGTTGTCTATCATATTATCAGACGCGTGTTCTGAACAATACAATGATGTTTTTTCACCAGGTAAATTGTAAGATGGGCGAGATTTGCATCCATTAAAAATACATGTTTTGTGAAACAAATCAATCATTGTTTGTTCCTTGTGTGTTAAACATTTTGATGCTTTTTCACCATTATTTCCATATATTGCGATAACTAAACAATTTTCAGATTGACATATTGGTTTTCCAGATTCAACCATCAATTCTGTTTTATGTTCCGCACAATATTGTCTTTTTAGGTTTTTCAAATTGTACTTTGCCATATTTATACATCCATTATTTACGCAATAATTTCCAACAACTTGCATACCATCTTTTTTATGATCAACACAATATATTCCTTTTGATTCTCCTTGAAAATTATAATGCGGATATCTTTTGCAGTTTTCATTTTTACATAAAGTAACTGTCACTAAAAACATATTTTCCAATTTATGTTTTGAACAATAAGATGCTTTTTTTATTTCTATTCCATAACTTGCTCTTGTTGTGCATCCCTCATGTTTACAATTTACCATCTTAATATAATTATATTATCTGTAATTATATTTATAATTTATTTTCAAAAAACAATTTACATTACTGGGTAAGATGCCTCCATTAAAAGACCACATTGTCCAGCACCGCCGTTGTAAGGTTTTCCAGTAGCAGGATCATTTCCCTTTCCAATCAACATGTAACCAGACTGACCCCATGAGGCTCCCCAGGAATTGCGCATTGTGTAATATTCAACTCCATTTGAGGTTCCATAACCAACAAGTGCGACGGCATGATCTAAATTTGTTCCGCAAGCACCAGTGAAAACACCAGACTTGTAAAGTTGGAAAGTGGATTGGTCGGCTTCAATTGCAATGCTCACAATAGTTGTGCTAATGGCATTCATTAGTTCAGAATCAGACTTTGGTTTAACATCAACTACGCTTGATACGGCAGATCCCGAAACTTTGGAGCAACCTTTTTGACACGTTCCTGTAGTTTTGGTTGTTCCAGAAACATAAGGATAAGCGGATTCGGCGCAGAGACCACCATTTTTATCAACCCACTCAAATGTAGCAGAAATTTGACCACCATTTACTCCCATGTTTGGACCGCCATTCTTAATAGTTGAACAATCAACAATTTGTTGCTCAGACATTTTGGTTAAAGTTCCGGTTTTGATTGCCAATGCGGTTTCAATGGCGGCAGTTGTGCTAAAAGAATAACATGTTCCTGCTTGTCCTTGATCTTGTATGGGTGATACAACACCTTTGGTGCGCCAATCAACCGACGCGGGAGCACCAACATTTGAAGAAATTTGTGCGGATCCCGAATAATCGGAAGACATAGACGAGATGATCTCGCGGTTGTAGCCGAAACGCATTAACTCGGCAAACTCATCGGAGTTCATGGCCGAATAGGCATTGTGGCCAAGAGTGTATGTAAGATTCTTGAAATTGGTCTCGTCAATGAGCTTGTCATTGTTTCGCCAATTGGTTAGCATATGTAAGAATCGTGAATCATCCGAAGGCAACTCAATCTTGTGATCGGAAGCCCATTGTTTAAATCGCTCCAAGTGATTGGCAGCAACATTAGCAACAGCAGAAAAAACGACAATAAATAGTAAAGTTCTAGAAAACATGGTGGATATACAATACAGGATAAATTATTCTAAATCCTTTTAAAAAGTCTTTTTGTTTTTACCATTTATTAAGGAACGAGTAAAAAACTAAGCACTTGTTTTTCATATGGCGATTTTCTGAACCCGAATCTTTTTTTGAAGCCGGCTCTCATCATCAAAAACAAAGATTTTATATTGTCCGATAGAGAAAATGTCCAATTTCTCTATTGTTTTGATTCTTGAAAATATCTTCAACTCTTCCAGGAAAACCGTGTATCTATTTGGTTCGGGGTTTTCCACCACGATTCCGGTGTATATAGTATCCAAATTTTCTTTGCCAATTACCTTCATGTATAATTCGCAATCCATCTGGACCTTTCTTGCCGCCTTGGCCATGGCATTTAAATAATCACAAGGAATTTGGACCTTTTCTGCGAACTTTGTATCAGTTTTATGACAGTTTATGCATAAAATATCCAACATATGAGACATATTAATTATATCAACTGCTCTTCTAATAGGACTTGTTATGTGAACATACGATTGCCCGCCAAATTCAGCGTGTCCCTCCGCCGCTAATCCGTATGATGCCGATTCAAACGTTTTCAATGCCCTTTGTGTAGAAGGACTAAAAGAAGCAAAACACGTGTCTTCATCTTCTAATTGTTTTTTCATGTTTCTGAAGATGCCTCTATCGTTCTCCTTGAGAATCCTTGCACAATCGCAGTTCATGAATTTCATCAATGTCGCCACCACATCATGGGAATCCGCAGAAACTGTGTCTAGTCCTAAATTCAATGCCAATTTATAAATCATCTTGTAATCGGCTTCCTTCAACAGTTTTTTATCTTCATAAGCATAGTTGGTTTTCACCCGGATTTGCGCAGTTTTATAGGTGGTGGATCCTGGAACTAATTCGCCTTTATAGAATTGAGATGTCATTACAAAAGCCACTCTTAAGGCCGATGCTTTCAAAGAACATAAATCCTCCGACAATCGTGTAGGCAACATTGGATACTTTCTATCTGGTAAATAGATGGTGGTTGTCCGGCTGGTTAAATAGGGCCACAATCCCATGGCCTCCAATACTATTGGCACATTTGCTATATAGATGGCCAGTTCGCACAAATCCTCGCCTACAGTTTTCACGGAGAAAGCGTCGTCAATATCTTCGCACCCTTCAGGGTCAATACTAAAAATATTAGGATGAGAATCAAAGGGAATATGGGCAAAAATATTATCAGCTACAGATTGTCTCGCGGCTTTAGTGAAATCCGACATTTTAACATTAAGATTTCTACAACGGATCTGATACTCCGAAAAAGGCAAATATTCGTCTACATTTCCGAGGGTCTCCTCTATCGTTCCTTTGCCATCCTCTGAGCCTTCACGCCTCACCATCACATATTTATTTTTTATGGCTTTAGAAAACTGCGCTTCAATAGTGTAGGGAACAAGAATGGAACCGATTGAAGGGTCATTGGGAATACATTGATAGAGAAGACGTTTCCCATTGGGAGTTCGTCCATATGTTTTGCCGGTATTAAGAACTAAAATGGCTGGTTCGGACATGGATTAATTTGTTGGTGATATTTGTAATTTATAAATAATATAGAAAAGAAGAGTCTGTATTATTTTGCTTGATTGATTTCACAAGAACATGAAAAAATGAGTTCGTTGTATATTATTTAAATACTTCTTTGTGATAAATATATTAAATGTCATGGATATTGAATGTATGTGTAATTTCGGCATTGATAATTATGATTCTACATTGTTTTTATAATTATTGGAGTGAAGGAAACGTTCTTATGCCGACCACAGATTTAGTGGATTTGAAAACACAGAAATACAAGAACATAATAGAGACGCTTATCAAAGAGAAGGAAAAAAAAGAAATTATGGATCAAAATATGGACCAAGATATGGATAACGAACTGATGGAATATATGCAGTCCAAATTTGCCGACAATTCTGCCGAAAAATGAAGGGAAAGAGTCTTATTATCCCCGGACAATAGATTTCATATTCGCATCAATATTATTGATGAAAATCTCTAGCGATTGGACATTATTTGCCGCCGAAAAATCCTTACATAAAAACTCTATCATATCAAGCACCATTTTGATACGATCCGGATTCCATTGAACATTCATGAGACTCACCAATTCCGAGCGATAATATGTAGTCATGAAATCCTTTTTAAAAAGCGAATCATTGAAGTATTGTTCCAAATAATTCTCTATCGTGTTGGAATAAGAATGTAAACATAAAATGATAATTGGACAATTAACATATGTCTCCTTCATTTTATCAAGGCCTCTGAGAGCGCATGAAAACAGTTTTTTAATGGCGGGTGTTTTGTCAGCGTATTTTGCGTTCAAGAAATGACCGCACGCGATAGAGATTGGATTGTGGAGATACTGAATTTCACTTTTGTTTGAATTCAAATAATATCGGGTGATCCCTTGGAAGAATCCGGGTTCTTGTAGATGAATTACATTGTCACATATTCGGATTTTTGTTCCTACAGGTTTGTTGCTGATGATTGCTAATTTCACAATGACCGATAGAGGATCCAACAGATAAATAGTAAGATTTGTGTTTTTTTGTAAATCGGGGATGACGTTTTGTAAAACGTTTGCGCTGACGTCCATTATGTTCAATAATATATGTTATTCATATTTTGTTTTGTGATGATATATAAAAATATTTCACAATATAATATAAATATTATTTGCCAATATTTGTATTAAAATGTTTCAACTCTCTATCGCAAACAATTATTTCAAGGTTTTTGGAATTATCGCATCAGTTTCTTTTTTGTTGGGATTCTATCAACCTAAATTATCTTTTTGGCAACGTCACATAAAATAGTTTTTGAATTGGCTATTTTAAATTTGTCAACGATAGAGATGAAGAAGAAATATTCAAAAATACCTACCAAAACAATGAATTCCGAGGTTTTTATGAATTCCGCCAGAAATCCCGAATTTTGCCAATAATACTTATAAAATGGATCTTTCTCTATCGTGAGCTTGGGTTCTCCAACATGAGAATTCAAATTTGTGAGTTCAACTGATGATGGGCCTTCAATGTCATCTGTTTTTTTATATTCCGATAAATTTGGAAAACTACCGAACGACACTAATGAAGACTGGGAATTATACTTGGACGGACTAATGGGAGTTTGTGAATACCATGTTTGCCGCATCTTGTATAAATCTCGCAAGAAAACTGCGACCAAAATACCGCTCATAGTCCCTATATAAATGAAGCAGTATTTCCATAGAATTTTGTTTGCGTCATCCAATTCAGCTTGATATTTATCGCAGTCTCTTGGATAAGTGATATTGGAAAAAATGACATCATCATCTATTTGTTGAATGTCTTTATCAAATATGTGTTTGAAAATGGATTTCTCATAGGGCATGACATAATACATGTAAAAAATCACTTCAAATACCGTCAAGAAATAGAGATGAATGAAATGTGATTGAATATGTAGGAATTTTAATGCCATTTAGGAGGTAGTTAGAATCATTTGTGAATTATTTGTAAATGATTTTACTATTTACACAATATATAACAATGAGTAAAAGACGTAGCGGATTATCCAATCACAGAAGAGCCTACACATATAATTGTGAAAATATAAAAACGAACGCATGCGATGGAATAAGCATTGAAGGATTTCAATATACTTATACACCTTTTTCTCCAGACGGAGACTATTCGCAATATAACACCGGATATACATTACAATGGGATTCAATTCCAAATGTGAGTGTTTATAATATTGTGCAACTAAACAATAATGACCAAACATTTGTGCTTATCACACCAACAAGTGGAAACTTGTATTTAAACGGATTTGAAGTTGCTAATAATTTAATAATACAAGCACATGTAACCGGATGCCCGGATATTTCTACTTCTGTGGGGGCACCATGTTTCTTTCATGATGCTATAGTAACTATGGCAGATAGAACTACAAAGGCTATTGAAGACGTTCATGTCGGCGACATGGTTCTAGGTGCGTTCGGCGAACATAATCAAGTGCTTGCTCTCCATCGTCCTCTATTGGGAAATAACACAATGACCAACATTAACAATGATCATCACACATCGTCTCACCATCCACATGTGTCACCTGATAAACAGTTCTACTCAGTAAAGCCTTCGGTTGTTATGTCAGACACATATGGAAAATCGCACGAGGTGTTGGATGAAAACATGGTTCCTTATCAGAGGTTTTTAGCAGGATTGAAGCCGGGACGCGTCCAGCAGATGGAAATCGGCGTTCAGTTGAAAACGGTTGATGGCAGTCGCGAGATCACGTTTTTAGAGACATATGAAATGGCGCCGGAAACACAACTTTACAATTTAGTAGTAAGCGGAAGTCACACATATCATGTGGATGGTTATGCCGTAACAGGTTGGCCGAATGAAGATGACTTTGATTATGATCTGTGGAATTTGCGCAAGCAAGAAGTTAGCGAAGTATTGGCTTAATTTATTTGTAAAATATATAATAAAATGGAATCATTTAAAGGCGGACGAGGAGGCGCTGGCGGAATTGGCGGATCAGGCATTTATGGAGGAATTGGTGCAGGTGTCATGTGTAATTCAACTGACCCATCTATGTATTGTGCGTTCATCAAGCTTGTGACAGTGGTTATGTATACTTTTATTTTGTTTTACTTGTTAAGTATCGCGTATAATTATTTAACGTCAAAATCCATGAGAGGCGGAAGAGGAGGAAGCACTAGAAACTGGTTCGGACGAAATTAATAAATAAAGTTCCTATAATATAAAAATGGAAGGAGGTTTAGTAATGTTTTTTCAAGGAACGAGTAAAAACTAAGCACTTGTTTTCATTCGGCAATTATTGCCATAATTTTGTATTTTTTTATGACATTGGGTCTTAAACAAAGTCCGGCTATGGCTGAGGATAGAAGTGTTTTGATTGGCGCGTTAGTCTTGGCTTACATGATCCTTTTTGGACATGGTTTGCCTGGCCAGGTCAATCGCAACATTATGTAAAAAACAAGTGCTTAGTTTTTACTCGTTCCTTGAAAAAAAACAAGTGCTTAGTTTTTTACTCGTTCCTTGAAAAAAGTTTATTTTTATTCGTAAATAAAAATAAAAAACCTAAATCATTATTGGAATCTCTTCATTTATTGCTTCCAATGTTTGCCGCAATCAACGCATGTTATGAAAATTGTAGAGGGCTCATCGGCCGAACGCGTCTGTAACTCATAATAAGTACAACGTCTTGACTTACATTTCTTACAACAAAACATATCAGTCATTGCCTCCACGTTTGTAGAAAATTTCGTGGCATCGCGCTTCATTTTGCGCTCAATCATATCTTTCCAATGCGCGGGATTCATTTCCTGATGTGTCATGAAAGCCAGCGTCTTGGGCGCGATTTCGTCTTGTTTGATCAAATCCAGCAAATCTGGATTGGACAAGTTTACAAACAACGTTCTTAAACGGTTCATGTAAAGCGTAACAAACGCCGGATTGTCCCATTTCTTGATGAGTTTTGATTTATTGGCTTCTTGGATGGCATAATTGAAGGTGCCGATTTCCAGATTTGTGGCGAAATTCTCATCCTTAAAGAACTTTTCCGCAAACTTGGCGCGGATATTTTGGCGGAATAGAGAAGGGTTCTTAATATCGTTATTGAATGACATCTTTGTGTAAGTAGTAGTAAAGTAATTTCTATATTATTTTGTGAATTGTTTGATGAACTGTTTCCCAGATCAATTTTCATGGCTATTACTATGTCATCACTTGAAAAATTGATCTTCTTTTTTTTATTTTTTCATCAGGCATAAAAAAATACTATTAAACTATCAACAAAATGAATAAATCCAATGAAGACGAGAACGTATGCGGGATCTGCCAGGAATCTTTATCCGAAGGCAAGACCAAAGTCATACACAAAAACAAAATATGGCGACACGAATTTCACAAGGTCTGTATTGACCAGTGGATTAAAGTCTGCGAGAAGTCTAACAAACCGCCTTGTTGCCCGATATGCGTGAATTTCATAATTCCGAAAAAAATGACAAAGACGCTTAAATTAAAGGCAGAACCACAACTACTCGCACCTGTTATACAAGAACCAGCACAAGCCGAATTTGACCGGGCGGCAAACGAGAGATGGCAAAGAATCGCCAATAGTGAAAACCCGCTTTTCATGGGAATCATGTTATGTTCGCGAAGGGGTAGAACTCGGTTTCCGGTTGCGAAATTTCTACAATCAGACTTAGGCATTGACGGCACATGGACGCTTCACAGAATCAAGGAGCACATCAAAACGATGAATCGCGAAGTGTATTGGCAAAAGGGATTCTTTGACAGTGACAATATAGAACACAATGTGCGTCCATTCAATTGGTTTAAGTGGAAATATCCGACTTTGCGAATAACTGACACATATTACGGAACCCCGTCTCAGGGCGGGCGATTATTTGAGGTCCATCATCAAATAGATGACAATAAAACCGCGAGAGAAATGTATATTGAGTGTCAAAGCATGATGGGTTTCTGTATCAAACATAGATTTCACTATTCGGACGAAGACGTTCAGAAAATACAAGAAGTATATTATGAAAAGGTAATTAGAGAATATGACTATTCATGGCCTGAGCTGATTCTCTTGAAGGATGAACGCTTTTACAACAATGAATCAAACCCAATCATTCCTGTGGAACATAGAGAATACAGGAAACATCCTAGGTCTACTGCGCATTCGTTGGCATGGCTAGTTTTGGACATTGATTATGATCATGAATAAAATAAATAAAAAACACATAAAAACATAAATAAACACGAATAAATCAAAAGGAGGGATCCAAAGGGTAGAGCACCTTCGGTGCTCCACTTCTAAGCGGAGAGCAACTTTTGGTTGCTCCATATGTAACCGCCTTTGGCGGTTATTCCAAAGGCGCATTTGAACCTTGGTTCTCTTTGAAAATTGATCTCCTTTTTTCATTCTTTTCATCATTCATAAAAAAATAAAATATTAACAAATTATAATGACATCTTTAATAATGGAAACTTGCGCCATATGCCAAGAGGACATTGATCCAAAAAATAAGAAAATTTTACATGCCAGTGTTACAACAAACTGGTCTCACCAGTTTTGCGGGCCCTGTATTGATGATTGGATAAAGGCATGTTTAAAAAAAGAAAAATACCCTACATGTCCCCTGTGTCCCAGTTTCAAAATACCCAAACAGTTGTTTCCGATTGCTGCTGTGGAATCCGACTATGAAATAGCGCACGAAGCAGCTTTAGAGCGATTCAATCACATTATGCATGACTACGAACACACTGGCACAATGCCTGTTTTCATGGGAATAATGATATGTATAAACAACGTTTGTATAAGTAGATTGTCAAATTATGACATGGGGTTAACAATGAGTTCAACCGTGCAAGACATTAAAAACTGGATTAGCACAAAGGGGAAGCAGATCTACTTGATTTCGGGATTCACGTCGCAACAAAACATCTCGCACAATTTATCTTTGTGGAATTGGTTACAATGGAAGTATCCAAGCATACGCGTAGTCAACACGCATTATGGCACGCCTATATCAACGGATGTTCAGGAAAATCTACATGACGCGACGCTGGAACAGATTTATATTAATTATCAGACGTTGATTGGAATGATGCATTTAAATAGTGATGAACAATCAGAGGTGGTTCAGCACCATGTGAGAAAAATATACAGACGCAGCAATTTGGAGTGGAATCATCCAACCGGACCGGATGATCCGGGGCATTATGACCGGGCTTATCATAACGAACATAATCCGGTCATACCGAGAGGATTGAGAGCATATACGTATAATGACAGAGCAACTGATCACTCACTTGCGTGGCTTACGCTTAATCTTGCGTATGAGTGAATTACTTCTTTTGCGACTCTTTCGGCTATGTTTGTTTCGGGTTTTTTTTCTGCGGGTTTTTGATCCGCCGCTTGGAGCTTTTGGGTTAGTTAGTTTTCGTTCAAGACTTGATCCGGTAAAACTACACATACCTTCTTCAATTTTTGAACATGAAAACACATAAACATAAGCTTTCATGGTAGATGAATCTTTAATAAATTCTAAATAAGGTGTAAACGCAATTCCATGTAGTCTTTGATAATATCTAGTTGCCAAAAACCTAACATAATTTATAAACCCACAAACACGAAGCATATCTGTTTGATAAGGTGAAGGCAATTTGCCTCTCTTAACTGGCGTTAATGGATCCATATCATAATTTCTAGACATTTCTTCCAATAATTCATTATATGTTCTTTTATTTTCACTTTCATCATTTTCATCGTCGGAAATATAAAAACATGTTTTTCCTAATTGTGCCAAAAGATGATGCATGTCATTGCCATTTCTTAAAATAAATTCTTCTTCACTTCTTGGATTAAATTTATTATCTTCAAAAAAAAATTCTAAATGAGATCCTTCGCAAGATTTTATCATGAGTCCTCTATAATTATCAGAATCTTCACCTGCTTGCCTTCCTCCAAAACTCCAGTGAGGCAATCCAGCAGCTCCATCATATGTTAAATGTCTTTTTGGTGTTTCTGTACTAAGATCTTCATTTCCATCATCATAATATTTTCTATTATTTTTTGCAAATTCTGTTAGCAGATATTGTTGTTTTTTTCTTAAATATGTAATAAATCGTTCTTTTTGTGCTTGTTGCTTTAATTGTAATTGTTGTGTTTGTTGTGTTTGTGGTTGTTGCTGTAATTGCAGTTCTTGTAATTGTTGTGCTTGTTGTGCTTCCAGTTCTTGTGCTTGTTGCCGTAATTGCGGTTCTTGTAATTGTTGTGCTTGTTGTGCTTCCAGTTCTTGATGGGATTCATCTATAATTTTACCTACACTTCTACTTTCATCTATACTTTTACCTACACTTCTAGTTCTACTTCTAGTTCCACTTTCACCTATATTTCTATCTCTGCTTCTGCCTCTATCTGGATAATCAACTTTTGCACCATTAACAAATCTTTCAGATTTTTCTAAATCTTTAGATTTTCTAACACCAAACATTCCTCCTGAAAGGCCACGCTTTTCATTTATAATACTAACCATTGCTTCACGAATTTCATCCACCCATTTTTTAATAGTTTCTTTAATTTCATGAGTGTCAATCACATTTGCATCAATTAATTTTTCATAAACCTCGTCAAAAATATATTTAATTTGAGATTCATCATATTTTTCACATTCTTTATACAATTCAAAAACAGATTTACATACTTCTTGAGTTGTGCATGTGAATTGTTCTTTACTAAAAGTGTCAGCAAATTTTTCATGTTCCATGTCTCTTATTATATGTTTAATTTCGTCAATTCTTCTTTTTGACCCATCACCATTTGACATAATAAAATTTATCATTTCACGTGATGGATTAAATCCATAATCTTTCATGTTTGAAGCCGATTGAACAAGAATACATTTTGTTAATAATTTAATAATCTGGTCTTTATAAATTATTCCATGAAGATAAACACACACTATCATTCCAGCTAGATAATATTCACTATTTTGAGAATATACTTCATTTTTATTATAAGGTTCACGACACGCATAATCGTCAAGACATACATCTTCTTCGTCTTCTTCAGGAGCAGGAGCAGCAGCAGACGCAAAACTAGCCATTCAAATAGTTATTAACATATATTGATATTTTAATAATTATACATTTTCTCATTCAAATAATGGAAAATGAGGCCTCCTTTTTGCATCTTCGCAAGGCGAAAAGGTATAAAGCATGAAAAAACAATCAATCAATCCATTCATCACATTTCCTTTATATAATTTCTAAATCGGCGAATTTCCAATATTCGCATCCGCCATTGGGCAAAGGTCTTCGCAATATCATCGGCAATTTGCGTTCTTCATATTCCTTCAAAGCAATCAAATATCCATCAATCATCTCGTCTGGAATCTGCACCATTGATTGAGCACCCGCGTTAATCTGTTTCGCACGTTCACCTAAAATTCGCGCCTTCTCAAATTTGGTCAAGAATGGCATCGTGCGATGTAGAGGATCCACAATATTGCCATTCTCGTCGCGGACTATGCGACACAACGCCTCTACTTCCTGATGATTATGCATAATCAATTCAGGATGGTGCTTCTCTATTACATTAGATTTCATGGATTCATCAAATTTTCTTAAATAGTTCTCGCCGTCATCATCGTCATCGTCGTCTTCGTCATCGTCGTCGTCTTCGTCATCACGAATTCCGATCAATCGCTTCTTTTGTCGGCGCGCGTCGTCGTCGTCATCCTCCTCGGTCGCACTCTTAAGTTTATATTTATCGTCGCCATACAGATTTTCGGGGTATTCGGCAACGCTGTCAAATGTATTTTCATATTCAGCATTATCTTCTTCATCAGAGTATTCAACTACATCCTCGTCATCCGAATTCACTTCCCCTAAAATTTTGATTTTTGGCTTATTCACGATCTTTTTTTTCCTATTATATTCGTCGTATTCATCTTCTTCAACTTCTACTTCAGAGTCGTTGTCGGAATTAGATCCGGTTTCTTCATAATCATCATCAGGTAATTCGGCCATTTTATAATATATATATTTGTTTTATATATCATATTCTGTTGATTGTTTTTCTCATCAATTTTTTCAATGAAAAAACATAACTTATGTTTTTACTCCAATATTAATATTATTATTTGTTATCATCGGTCTTCCAAGTAACGTCACATTCCGTACAGATATAAAGATACTTCATGTTGGAATCATCATATCTTAAATAGATGATCTCAGGGTTTCCACCGCCAGAAGAACTAGCCGCGCTGGAAAGATTGGATTTACATTCGGAACTTGGACATTTCATGTTGTGTATTCTGGGCAACGTCGGATCAAATTTGGTAAATCGGTTCACCATGTGATTAAACTTCTGTTCACTTTTTTTATATTGGGTTTTAAGAACCACGACACCTTCGCCCGACGCTTGATCATCCTTATTCTGACAAAACCGGCAATAATAAATCAAATTATCGGCATTGTCAGAGTCAATTGATATGTAATACATGTTGTCGCATTTATTGCAAAATTTCATTCTTAGGTATTATAATATATTATGTCTATATGTTATTTTGTTTGATTTCAAACATTCAAATCAATTTTTCACGCATATTTCTGCTGATGTTCCTTGAAAATCTTAATTTGTTGTAGCATACTTTCTTTATCAGGAAATCCGTGATTTCTGGCAGTTTCCGTATCAGATTCCCACAAGTAAACCTGTTTCTTGCTTCCGTACAACAAGAGATACCGAATGGTCTCCGCATTTGAATAGGAAGTGTATGAATTGACACTTCGCGTATATTTTGTATAAATGGCGCTACATCTTTCATAAATACTCTCCATGGATGCGAGATGATTTAAATAAAATACCCTATAAAACTTTGCGAAATCCACCATTTTGGCTTTCATATAATCGGCCGAATCGCGACCTCTTCCAAACCGACTTAACATATTTATTTGTTCATTCAATAGACTCCACGAGAATTCAACATTAACTTTGACAAGTTCTTCATACAATTCCATCAAAATCTGTTTTCCTACCATCACCAATGCCTCTACTATATCGCGGTGAGCACCGTCTCTGGAATTTCCAATATCTCTCTTAACCAAATATTCGGACAATTCTTCTTTTGTCATTTCTCCTAAAATGTAATGGTGTATAGGCGTATTATCACGATTGCGATTGCGAATGTTATAAGTCAATTGATCTAATATGACGCGTTCGGAGTGTATTATGTATCTGTGAAAGTTCGCAAAGAAGTCACATGAAATTATCTTCTTGTATTTTTCCAGATTTTCATTCATTTTGGATTTATTAACAACGCACATAATTTCAGTGACAACATCTGGATATTCCTTATTTGAATATCCGCTATCCTTACAATTCTGTAGAAATTCATTTTCTAAAATAGCCATTTTATTCAAAAATCCAAATACTTCTCTTACGTGTCCCATTTGAGTTGTTAATCGGTTTTCATTACATCCAATTCCAGGCATATCTGTTCTTGGCACTCCGCCGTTTTGACGCATCCATTGGAAATAATGAGGATTATGTACTGTTCCGGATTCCACGGTTCCCTTTGACCAACTGAACGCAGTCTTACACTCAATACACCACATTTGATCGCATCCGTCTATTTTAGATATGCGACAACCACAATTGGGACAAGGGCGCGTATTCTTGCGAATTTCCTCGGCGGTTTCAACATTCGCTGGGTCACACTCATGAGCATCCTTCTCTCCCACAATGGACTCTAGACATTTAGAACAAGTGAATTTTTCGCACAATTCACACTTATAAGCGGTTGATAGCATTCCGCGACATCCGCCAGTTTGACACGGCATAACAAATTTGCGTTTTTCGGCTTCTACAATCGGTTTTGCGGAGTCTCTGCGAATTGTGTTGATTTTTGTGTATTTTTCATTTATTTGTTCATTAAGTTTGCGTATTTCATCCATTACAACTTGGACGGCTGCGTCTTCCTTTCGTTTTTGGCTTAATTGAATCGCAGCGGGATAATATTCCTGGATTTGAGAAATGGTGCGATCTACTAAAATAGTTTGGCGATGCGTCTTGTATTCTTTTTGCATAAAAGACGCGTTCAATGCGGTTTTAGTAAATTCAAGATCCCATTTCTTTCGGCATTTCATACAATGGGGTTCGTTGGTAGTTCCCGTCAAATATGTTCGCACACATTCCTTACATGAAGAATAATTACAGTCTTCAAAATGGCACTTAACTTCTGATTTGAGTGCTTTATTAAATTTGTCAATACATATTGGGCAAGTCATTTTATTATATTAATGTGTTATATTTCTATATTATGTTTGAAGAATCATTTGAATCGGACAAATCAATTTTTTTTCAAAAAAGAATTAAAGATTTTGTTGTATGATTCACAACCAACATGGGAAATTACGAATCGGCAATTAAAAAAGTAAATTTTGATGACATCATCATGATTTCATTAAAAAACAACTATATTTTAATTCACGTAATGGAAAAAGAAGATGAAGATTTATTAATAAAAGGCACATTATCAATTAATGAAGAAATAGAAAAGATGAATTCTCTATTGTCTTCTGAAAAAATGAATGTGACAATTGTGATTTACGGAAAAAATACGGATGATGTTTCCAAAGTAATAAAAAGATATCGTCAATTAAACGAGATGGGATTTTCTAATGTTTATGTGTATTTGGGTGGATTATTTGAGTGGGTGCTTTTACAAGAAATCTACGGAAATGACGAGATAAGAACAAATAATATTTGTAAAAAAAATATTTTGGATTACAAACCCGCAAGAAGTCTGTGAATTTATTTAGGACTGTTGATATGACTTGATAAATATAATCAAATATATTAGTAATTTTGCTTATATTAATTTATAAAGAGTTGTCATATATATATACTAGAGGAAAATGTCAAGAAAAAACATAGCAATAAATAATTTAACATTTGCCTCTAACACCTTGGCAAAAACCTTAAAACAGTTGCTGCCAGATTCAAAAGGTATTCCCGATGATCCGTTTGGCGTGGCAAATTTCACCGGAGATTTCGGAATTGGTGATACAGGCCCCACTGGTGATTTCGGCGGAAGTGTTATGGAAGATATTGTCCCATTTACTTACGGAATTAATATTGGAACTATGGGTGCTCAATTCAATCAAATATGGGCAAATGAAATACATTCTGCCGGAGGTTCTTTATATATTGGAAATGCCGAAATTACTGCGGTTGGTAGTGTTGTAAAATTGCCACCTGGATCTACTATTGGAGGTGTGAATCCAGGCGGAATTGTCATTATTGGCACATTGGATGCTTCAATGAACTTACCAGTATCAACTGCGGTTGGAGCCGGATATATAATTGGGTCAAATTTGTGGATTTACACCGGAACTAACGGATGGGTTGATGTCGGAGAAGTCAAAGGTCCTCAAGGTGATTTAGGACCACGCGGACACACCGGCTACACAGGACCCACCGGCTATACAGGCCCCACCGGACATACAGGCCCCACCGGCCATACAGGACCCACTGGCCACACTGGGCCAACAGGACTGCGAGGCTATACCGGACCCACTGGCTTTATTGGACCCACTGGCTCCACTGGCCCCACTGGCATTACTGGAAAAAAAGGAGACACGGGAGACACGGGAGACACTGGACCTACTGGACCTACGGGATTTACGGGATATACAGGACCTACTGGCCCCACCGGAATGACTGGCCCTATTGGCCCTCAAGGCATTCAGGGTGTTCAAGGTAATGTTGGCAGTCAGGGAAATAATGGATCCAAAGGAGATAAAGGCGACATTGGTCAAAAAGGTGACACCGGATATACAGGAAAAGGAGACACCGGACCTACTGGTATAACCGGACCTACTGGCCCCACCGGAAACACCGGCCCCACCGGAAAAGGTGATACTGGATATACGGGTCCAACAGGAACGACAGGTGATACTGGATATACGGGTCCAACCGGATATAGTATAACAGGAGAGACCGGAACAACTGGTCCTACTGGACCCACAGGACCCACTGGAAAAACTGGACCTACAGGAAAAGGAGACACAGGACCCACAGGAATACAAGGAAACATGGGGTTTCAAGGCGTTCAAGGACCAATTGGAATTGGCTCAACTGGACCCACTGGAAGACCAGGAAATCCAGGTGAACAAGGTGTTCAAGGTCAAATTGGCACTGGTGCCACAGGATACACCGGATATACAGGATATACTGGTCCCATTGGACTTTCTATAACGGGATCCACAGGCCCCTTCGGACCCACTGGAATCACCGGAAGACAAGGAAATCCAGGTGATCCTGGACTTTTGGGGCCAACTGGCTATACTGGTCACACAGGCGGCACCGGTTCTACTGGTCCCACAGGTCCATCATCAGATTGGGTAAAAATGATTGTTTCTGGTTTAACTGGATCAAACGCCGGAACATATAATGGAATTTATTATTCACAAGATGTAATTGTTTATGGAAATACTTTGTTTGATGGAACTGTTGCCATGACCAAAAATATGGCACTTCACAATAATTTGTATGTCAAAGGAACCGCAAATATGATAAGTGATGTTAGCATAAATGCCAATTTGTTTGTAAACGGTGACGTCAGTTTTAATAATAGATTGACAGTCAAATCTGATGTTTCCATGAATAGTAAGTTCATTGTTGGAAATGATGTTTCATTAAACAGTAAGTTATTTGTTAGAACCACATCAAACCTTGTCGGTGATGTTTCTATGAATAGCAAGCTTATTGTTGGCGGTGATGTTTCGTTGAATGGCAAATTGTTTATCCGCGGCGATGTTTCCATGAATAGCAAGCTAATTGTAAGTGACGATGTTTCCATGAATAGCAAGTTATTTGTTTTGATGGATGTTTCTATGAATAGTAAGCTGATTGTTGGCAACGACGTTTCTTTAAATAGTAAATTATTTGTCGGAACCACTTCAAATTTTATAGGTGATGTTTCTATGAATAGTAAGTTCATTGTTGGAAATGATGTTTCATTAAATAGCAAGTTATTTGTTGGAACCACTTCAAATATGGTTGGTGATGTTTCCATGAATGCCAAATTAATTGTTGGGAATGATGTTTCTTTTAATAGAAAATTATTTGTCCTTAATGATGTTTCTATGAATTCAAAACTTATAGTTGGCAATGACGTTTCTTTTAATAGTAATTTGTTTATACGTGGTGATGTTTCTATGAATTCCAAGCTAATAGTTGGCAATGACGTTTCGTTAAATAGCAAATTATTCATAATTGGTGACGTTTCCATGAATTCCAAGCTAACAGTTAGCAATGACGTTTCATTCAATAGCAAATTGTTTATACGTGGTGATGTTTCCATGAATTCTAAGTTAATAGTCGGAAATGACGTTTCATTGAATAGTAAATTGTGTGTAGTTGGTGATGTTTCCATGAATTCTAAACTAATAGTCGGAAATGACGTTTCATTGAATAGCAAACTGTTTGTATCTAGTGATGTTTCCATGAATAGTAAGCTGATTGTCGGCAATGACGTTTCATTTAATAGCAAATTGTTTGTAGTAGGTGATGTTTCCATGAATTCTAAGTTAATAGTCGGAAATGACGTTTCATTGAATAGTAAATTGTTTGTAGTCGGTGATGTTTCCATGAATAGTAAGCTGATTGTCGGCAATGACGTTTCATTGAATAGTAAATTGTTTGTAGTTGGTGACGTTTCTATGAATAGCAAGCTGATTGTTGGCAATGACGTTTCATTCAATAGTAAATTGTTTATACGTGGTGATGTTTCCATGAATAGTAAGCTGATTGTTGGTAATGATGTTTCATTAAATGGCAAATTGTTTGTAGTTGGTGACGTTTCCATGAATAGTAAGCTGATTGTTGGCAATGATGTTTCATTCAATAGTAAATTGTTTGTTTTCGGTGACGTTTCATTGAATTCTAAGCTGATCGTTGGCAATGATGTTTCATTCAATAGTAAATTGTTTGTATTCGGTGACGTTTCATTGAATTCTAAGCTGATCGTTGGCAATGATGTTTCCATGAATTCTAAGCTAATCGTTGGCAATGACGTTTCATTAAATAGTAAGTTGTTTGTCTCTGGTGATGTGTCTATGAACTCTAAGCTAATCGTTGGCAATGACGTTTCATTGAATGGCAAATTGTTTATACGTGGCGATGCGTCCATGAATACTAAGCTGATTGTTGGAAATGACGTTTCATTAAATAGTAAGTTGTTTGTGTCAGGTGATGTTTCCATGAATTCTAAGTTAATAGTTGGCAATGACGTTTCATTTAATAGTAAGTTGTTTGTGTCTGGTGATGTTTCCATGAATAGTAAGCTGATCGTTGGCAATGACGTTTCATTTAATAGCAAGTTGTTTGTGTCTGGTGATGTTTCATTAAATTCCAAGCTAATAGTTGGAAATGATGTTTCATTAAATAGTAAATTATTTGTGTCTGGTGATGTTTCATTGAATAGCCGATTGTTTGTTAATGGAATAACAACGTTCAACAATGACGTTTCATTTAATAGCAAATTGCTCGCAACCGGTGATGTTTCATTTAATAGCCGATTGTTCGTTAATGGAATAACAATATTTAACAATGATATTTCTCTGAATTCAGACATTTTTGTTGGATTAGATGCTTCATTAAATAGCAAACTTTTTGTTAGAGGTGATGTTTCTATGAACAGCAGATTGTCAGTGTTGTCTGATGTTTCTTTTGCTAACAATTTGTTTATCGGAGGACAAATTAATAATTCTTGGTTGAATGAAATTTTAAACTCAAAAACATCAGCGGTTGCTCCTTCATTTAGTGGTTCAATGACAACGGAAGGTGATGTTTCTATGAACAGCCGATTATCTGTTTCATCTGATGTTTCATTGAATAGTAAATTATTTGTTTCTGGCGACGTTTCCATAAATAGCAAATTGATCGTCGGAAATGATGTTTTATTAAGTAGCCGGCTTTTTGTAATTAGCGATGTTTCTATGAATTCAAAGCTAATTGTTGTCAATGATGTTTCTTTAAATAGCAAGTTATTTGTGGCAGGTGATGTTTCTATGAATAGTAATCTTATTGTTGGTAATGATGTTTCCTTTAATAGTAAATTATTTGTGGGCGGTGATGTTTCCATTAATGCCAATCTATTTGTTGGTAACGATGTTTCATTAAATAGTAAATTTTATGTTAGATCCACTTCAAATCTAGATGGTGATGTTTCTATGAATGCCAAGCTGATTGTTGGCAACGATGTTTCATTAAATCGTAAATTGTATGTTGGAACCACTACAAATCTGGTCGGGGATGTTGCTATGAATGCCAAGTTGATTGTTAGTAATGATGTTTCATTAAATCGTAAATTGTATGTTGGAACCACTACAAATCTGGTCGGGGATGTTGCTATGAATGCCAAGTTGATTGTTAGTAATGATGTTTCATTAAATCGCAAATTGTATGTTGGAACCACTACAAATCTGGTCGGGGATGTTGCTATGAATGCCAAGTTAATTGTTGGCGGCGACGTTTCTTTTAATAAAAAAGTGTTTGTGGTTGGTGATGTTTCCATGAATAGTAATCTTATTGTTGGCGGCGATGTTTCTTTTAATAAAAAAATGTTTGTTGCGAATGATGCTTCCATGAACGCAAATTTGACAGTTGGTGGCAATGTTACTATAAACAAGAAATTATTTGTCAATGAAATTGAAGCCACCAATTTTTCTATTAAAGGAACCATGACATACATTAATGTTTCTCAGTTGGATATTTCTGATAATTTGATTCGTCTTAATAAAAATGGCACGACTACTCTTGGATCCGGCATTGAAATAGAAACTACTGGAAATACAGTTGGTGCTTTCATTAAATTGGACGACACTACTAATAAATGGACTATAATGAGTCCAGGACAACCAATCCCGGATCAAATAGTCACAAAATCTAGAATTGATATCATTGACACTTCAATGATTGAAGTGAGATCTCGGTTGGGACAATATAGTTATGATTTGGTAAATGCCACTACCATTGATAAGAATGTTGCACTTTCAAATACTGGTTTTAAACTGACTGTTTTAGGTGACGCGTCCATGAACACAAAGCTTATTGTTGGCAATGATGTTTCATTAAATTCAAAGTTGTTTGTGTCGGGTGATGTTTCCATGAATAGCAGATTATCCGTTTCGTCTGATGTCTCTTTCACTAGTAATTTGTTCATCGGAGGGCGAATTAATAATTCTTGGTTGGATGGATCTTTAAATGCCAAAGCAACTGTGGCGGCTCCTTCATTCACTGGAATAGTAGTTTCTGCTGGCGATGTTTCCATGAATAGTAGATTGTTTATTAGAGGCGATGTTTCTATGAATAGCCGATTATCTGTTTCGTCTGATGTTTCTTTTACTAGTAATTTATTCATCGGAGGACGAATTAATAATTCTTTGTTGGACGCATCTTTAAATGCCAAAGCAACTGTGGCTGCTCCCTCATTCACTGGAATAGTAGTTTCAGCTGGTGATGTTTCCTTAAACAGCCGATTATCTGTTTCGTCTGATGTCTCTTTTGCTAGTAATTTATTCATCGGAGGACGAATTAATAATTCTTGGTTGGATGGATCTTTGAACGCCAAAATTAGTGCGTCTGCTCCTTCATTCACTGGAACAGTAGTTTCAGCTGGTGATGTTTCCTTAAACAGCCGATTATCTGTTTCGTCTGATGTTTCTTTTACTAGTAATTTATTTATCGGAGGACGAATTAATAATTCTTGGTTGGATGGATCTTTAAACGCCAAAGCAACTATAGCGGCTCCTTCATTTACTGGAATAGTAGTTTCAGCTGGCGATGTTTCCTTAAATAGTAGATTGTTTGTTAGAAGCGATGTTTCTATGAACAGCCGATTATCTGTTTCGTCTGATGTTTCTTTTACTAGTAATTTATTTATCGGAGGACGAATTAATAATTCTTGGTTGGATGGATCTTTGAATGCCAAAGCAACTTTGGCAGCTCCTTCATTCACTGGAATAGTAGTTTCAGCTGGCGATGTTTCCATGAACAGCCGATTATCTGTTTCATCTGATGTTTCTTTCAATAGTAATTTATTCATCGGAGGAAGAATTAATAATTCTTGGTTGGATGGATCTTTAAATGCCAAAGCAACTGTGGCAGCTCCTTCATTCACTGGTTTGGTAGTTTCAGCTGGAGATGTTTCCTTAAACAACCGATTATCCGTTTTGTCCGATGTTTCTTTTAATAGCAAATTGTTTGTTAGAGGAGATGTTTCCTTAAACAGCCGATTATCAGTTTTGTCTGATGTTTCTTTTACTAATAATTTATTTGTTGGAGGACGAATTAATAATTCTTTCTTAGATTCGTCTTTAAATGCAAAAGCAACTATTGCGGCTCCTTCATTTACTGGAACAGTGGTTTCAACTGGCGATGTTTCCATGAATAGTAAGATGATCGTTGGGAACGATGTTTCATTAAATTCAAAATTATTTGTGAAAGGAACTACTAATATGATTGGCGATGTTTCAATGAATTCTGATTTGAATGTTGGAGGACTTCTCACGACAAATGATATAATTCCTGTTGGAAATTTAATTTCAAGCATTGGTGACGCAACCCATTGGTATTCAAATTTGTACGTAAATCATTTAATAGTTGGCGCAAGTTCAATTTCAATTGGCAATGAAGTGTTGACAGCTGGAGACGGTGGTATAAATATTCCAGGAAATATTTCAATCGGAACAGGATTTTCTGTTGAAGGTGACGTTTCTTTTGGATTAAATGCGTTTATTTATGGAAAAACCTCATTAAACGATGATGTTTCAATGAATTCAAAACTTATTGTCAGAAATGATGTTTCTTTTAATAGTAATTTATTCATCGGCGGACTAATTAATAATTCTTGGTTGGATGGATCTCTGAATCTTAAAGCAACTGTGGCGGCTCCTTCATTCACTGGAACAGTAGTTTCCGCTGGTGACATTTCTTTGAATGGCAAATTAATTACAAAGAGTATTCAACAGCCTTTGTCAACTGACACATTTAATTTGGCAACTGACTCGTCTACTGGAGTCCTTAATATTGGCACTGGAATAAGATCTTCTGGAACTGTTAATATAAATAATAATAGCGGCACATCTGCTGGCACAAACATTGGTGGTGGATCCATAATCATTTCTGGTAGCGGAAATCTCACATTTAACACTTCATTTGGCACTCCAACTGTAAATATGGTTACTGGAACAAGAAGTGGAGGAACATTCAGTCTTGGTAGTGGTGACGTTAGTGGCACCACAACAAACGTGTTTTCTGGCAACATGACTAATAGCTCACTATTAAATATTGCTTCCGGCACACGAAACACAGGAGTTTTTAATCTTGGTTCAGGTGATACTACTACCGCCACAACAAATGTTTTCAGTGGAAATGTCACATCCTCTACGACAAATGCTTTCAATGGAATATTAAATAACACGCAAACTAACTTTTTGAATGGAAACGCAAGCAACAGCTCTGTGTTAAACATTGCTAGTGGCACGCGAGACGCAACCTCAACAATTAACATTGCCAACAACACGTCATCGGCAGAAAATCTCAATATTGCCAACGGCGCAAGTCGCACTGGTAATGTTTATATTGGCACTGGATCTGGAAATAAAAATATTATAATTGGTGGATCCAGTGGAATAACATATATTACGGGTTCATCTATGAGAGTAAAAGACACTGGCAATGGTGATTTTAGTGTTGGTCGTCGTGCAAGTGACAATACTTTAGATAGTATACAAGTCAACATTGCTACTGGTGTTCAAACCACAGGAAGTGTAAATATCATGGATGGGTCTGGTTCAACAGGAGTTACCAACATTGGCAGAAACGGCGCAATTAAAGTAACAAATAGTGCTTCATCCGTGATAGATATTTCAGCCGGAGGATTATTGACATTAAGAGGTTCTTCTATTAATACTTTTGGCGATGTCTCTATGAACTCTAATTTAGTAGTGGGTGGCAATGTAACAATAAATAAGAAATTGTTTGTCAGTGAACTTGAAGCCACTAACTTCTCTATTAAAGGAACTATGACATACATTAACGTTTCTCAATTGGACATTTCGGATAATTTAATCAGACTTAATAAAAATGGTGTCACAACTCTTGGATCCGGCATTGAAATAGAAACTGCTAATAATGCGGTTGGTGCTTTCATTAAATTGGATAATAATGACAAGTGGTCAATAATGAGTCCAGGACAACCAATCCCAGATCAAATAGTTACAAAATCCAGGGTGGATGTTATTGATGCTTCTTTAATAGAAGTCCGATCGCGTTTGGGACAATACCGTTATGATTTGACAGATACAACCTCTATTGACAAGAATATTGTTCTTTCAAATGTTGGATATAAGATGTCGGTTTTGGGCGACGCTTCTTTGAATGGAAATTTGGTTGTTGGTAAATCGGCATTCTTTAAAGAAGATGTTACAATGGATCAAGACTTGGTTGTTGGAAATAGTTTATTGTTGCAAAATCAAGGAGGAGCCAATCAAGCAGCCTATATAAGAAATACATCCGGACAAAGTTTATATTTGGGTTATGGTTCAACAAATAGTGTTGAAATCAATCCTGGCGGACTTTATGTGTGGCAAAAACTCTTTGTGCTTGATGATGTTTCCATGAATAGCAGATTGTCTGTTTGGTCAGATGTTTCTTTAAATAGCAAATTGTTTGTTAAAGGTGATGTTTCCATGAACAGCCGATTATCAGTTTCATCTGATGTTTCTTTTACTAGTAATTTATTCATCGGAGGACGAATTAATAATTCTTTGTTAGATTCTTCTTTAAACGCCAAAGCAAGTGTGGCGGCTCCTTCATTCACTGGAAAAGTAGTTTCCGCTGGTGACGTTTCCATGAATAGCCGATTATCAGTTTCATCTGATGTTTCTTTTACAAGTAATTTATTTGTTGGAGGACGAATTAATAATTCATTCTTAGACGGATCTTTGAATGCCAAAGCAACTGTGGCGGCTCCTTCATTCACTGGCACAGTTGTGTCAGCCGGCGATGTTTCTATGAATGGTAAATTAACTGTTGCTTCCGACGCATCATTCAATGGCAATTTAACATTTAGAAATTTCCCAACATATACAGGATTAGGTGTGCCAACCGATTCAAATTTTGTTATCAAATCATATGTTGACAATGCCATTCAAAATGGAGGAGGAACTGTTTTATTATCTGCGAACAATTCGTGGACTGGTAATAATTATTTTTCAAGAGACGTTTCTATGAATAGCCGATTATTTGTCACATCTGATGTTTCTTTTAGTTCAAGATTGTTTGTTCAAGGAAATTCTATTCTGAACAGTGATGTTTCTATGAATTCCAATTTGACAGTTGGCGGCAATGTCACTATAAATAAGAAATTGTTTGTTAGTGAAATTGAAGCCACCAACTTTTCTATTAAAGGAACCATGACATATATTAATGTTTCTCAGTTGGATATTTCTGATAATTTGATTCGCCTTAATAAAAATGGCGTCACGACTGCTGGGTCTGGAATTGAAATAGAAACTGCTGGAAACACAATTGGTGCTTTCATTAAATTGGATAACAATGACAAGTGGTCAATAATGAGTCCAGGCCAAACGCAGGATCAACTTGTTACAAAATCAAGAGTTGATATCATTGATGCTTCTCTAATTGAAGTCCGGTCCAGATTGGGACAATACAGTTATGATTTGGCAAATACAACCACCATTGATAGAAATGTGATTCTTTCAAATAGTAGTTCTAGGGTTACAGTTTTGGGAGATGCTTCTTTAAATGCGAACTTGTTTGTAGGAAGAACAATAAAATCAAACACAATTGAATCATCTGAAGTTGGAACAACAATGAATATTAACACATTACAAACCACAGGAACACTTAATATTGGAACCTTGAATACTAGAACTGGAGATATTAATATTGGAACCGGAAATGACGGAGCAAAAAATATTAAAATTGGAGGAACAGGCGGAGGATCAACTTCAATGGTTGAAGTGCGAATAACAGGCGGATCATCTTGGATAAATCCATATGGATTCCTGCAGTTGGGAGAAGGACAAGCGTCAGTTGATATATCCATGGGAACATCACAGACAAATGGTGAAATAGAAATTGGCACACATCCAAATCGCACAGGCTTTATTAGTATTGGCACTGGCGCGTCATCGTCCAAGACAATATCAATTGGTGGAACTTTGACCACGATGCGACTTGATGGCACAATAATCTCAGCCGGAGATGTTTCCATGAATAGCAGATTGTATGTCAATAATGATATTTCTTTTAATAGCAAATTGTTTGTTAGGGGAGATGTTTCCATGAATTCCAATTTGACAGTTGGCGGAAATACAAGTTTTAATTTGGTACCAAGTTATGTAGGACAAGCAAACCCCACATTTACAAATTCAAGTTTCACCACAAAGTCATACGTGGACTCAGCTCTTCAAACCGGTGGAGGGTCAGTATTATTAACTTCCAATAATGTTTGGTCTGGAACTAATTATTTCACAAATGATGTTTCCATGAATAGCCGATTGTTTGTTAATGGAATAACAACATTTAACAATGACATTTCTTTGAATATGGATATTTTTGTTGGATTAGATGCTTCTTTGAACAGCAAACTTTTTGTCAGAGGAGATGTTTCTATGAATAGCCGTTTGTCCGTTTTGTCTGATGTTTCTTTTACTAATAATTTATTCATTGGAGGACGAATTAATAACTCTTGGTTAGATGGATCTTTAAATGCCAAAGCAACTGTGGCGGCTCCTTCATTCACTGGATTAGTAGTTTCAACTGGTGATGTTTCCATGAATAACAGATTATTTGTTAACAATGATATTTCTATGAATAGCCGATTGTTTATTAGAGGAGATGTTTCTATGAACAGCAGATTGTCTGTTTTGTCCGATGTTTCTTTTACCAGTAATTTGTTTGTCGGAGGACGAATTAATAATTCTTTGTTAGATGCGTCTTTAAATTCCAGAGCGCCTCTATCAGCTCCTTCATTTACAGGCACAGTTGTGTCAGCCGGAGATGTTTCTATGAACAGCCGATTATTTGTCAACGGTGATGTTTCCATGAATAGCCGATTGTTTGTTAATGGATTCACAACATTCAACAATGATATTTCTTTGAATGCGGACATTTTTGTTGGATTAGATGCTTCTTTGAATAGCAAACTTTTTGTAAGAGGAGACGTTTCTATGAATTCAAATTTGACAGTTGGAGGAAATACCAGTTTTAATTTGGTACCAAGTTATGTAGGACAAGCAAACCCCACATTAACAAATTCAAGTTTTACGACAAAGTCTTATGTGGACTCGGTGGTTCAATCTGGTGGAGGCACAACATTGTTAAGTTCAAATAATGTTTGGTCTGGAACCAATTCTTTTACTTCTGATGTTTCTATGAATAGTCGGTTATTTGTTAATCGTGATGTTTCTTTTAATTCCAATTTGACAGTTGGCGGAAACTCAAACATTAAATCTTTGATAGTTGACTCATCTAACAATTTGTCATATTCTTACACTTACTCTTATTCTTACAAATCAGATTACAATTGGTATTACAATTTTGAAAATACGCTTGTGAACGGCGGATCTAATGGAAGCACATATGATTTATCATCTTCAAATCTAACTTATAATTCTTCAGATTTCAAGTCTGGATCTTATTGTGCTAGTTTCAATGGAACCAATCAATACGCTGAAATAAAAGGTTTGAGTAATTTTTCTTTCTCCAACACTGGGTTTTCAACTTCATTTTGGATCAAAATTCCTTCATCCCAAACTTCTAAGTCCATCTTAATTATTTATTTGAGTGATTGGAAATATTTTACCATAGGCACCTCAGGTGGCACCTCAGGTGGCACCCCAGCTGGACGCCTCCAATTTACTGTTAGACATGATTACGGTAGTCCTTCAAAAGTGACACAATTCGCAACTTCTTATTCAATTTGTGATAATACATGGCGGCATTTCACTTTCACCATGAATTATTCCGCAGCAGGAATATACGGATCTAAATACACGCTTTATCAAAATGGTGTTAAACAGACGTATACAGACGTAAATACGAATCAAGTTTATATAGCAAATGGTGCAGATCTTAGTGCCAAATTGAATCCAGAGACAAACAATGGTCAGTATCCCACTGATGTGATTGCGCCTGGAGTTGGATATTTGGGAAAACAACGCGTCACGGAAGATTACACAAATATGCTTTTTGATCAATTTATCATGAATAACTCAGTTTTTGATCAAACCGCAGTAAATTACATTTACAATAATGCTTCCAATCCCACATTATTTCATTCCACCGGTGGAGTTTCAACGCAAAATAATAATGGATTTTTAGGAGTTGTCAATGATAGCACATCTTATTCAAATGGTTCGTTGGTTGTTAATGGCGGAGCCGGTATTTATGGAAATATAAATGTCGGAGGAAAAATAAATGTAGTGAGTGATGCCAGTTTTAATAGCAAACTTTATGTTCTATCTGATGTTTCTTTTACTAGCAATTTATTTGTTGGAGGACGAATTAATAATTCTTGGTTAGATGGATCTTTGAATGTCAAAGCAACTATAGCGGCCCCTTCATTCACTGGCATAATTACTTCAGCAGGAGATGTTTCCATGAACAGCCGATTATTTGTCAATGGAGATGTTTCTTTTAATAGCCGCATGTTTGTTAAGAATTTTGCTACTTTCAATGATGATGTTTCTTTTAATATGGACATTTTTGTGGGATTGGACGCTTCATTGAATAGCAAATTATTTGTTAGAGGAGATGTTTCTATGAATAGCCGATTGTCCGTGTTGTCCGATGTTTCTTTCACTAGCAATTTGTTTGTCGGAGGACGAATTAATAATTCTTTGTTAGATGCGTCTTTAAATTCCAGAGCGTCTCTATCCGCCCCTTCATTCACTGGTATAATAATTTCTGCCGGAGATGTTTCCATGAATAGCCGATTATTTGTTAATAGTGATGTTTCCATGAATAGCCGATTGTTTGTTAATGGATTCACAACATTCAACAATGATCTTTCTTTGAATGCGGATATTTTTGTTGGATTGGATGCTTCGTTGAATAGTAAATTGTTTGTTAGAGGAGATGTTTCCATGAATTCCAATTTGACAGTTGGAGGAAATACCAGTTTTAATTTGGTGCCAAGTTATGTAGGACAAGCAAACCCAACATTCACAAATTCAAGTTTCACCACAAAGTCTTATGTGGACTCAGCTCTTCAATCCGGTGGAGGTACGACATTGTCAAGTTCTAATAATGTTTGGTCTGGAACTAATTATTTTACAAATGATGTTTCTATGAATAGCCGATTATTCATAACTTCTGATGTTTCCATGAACAGCAGATTATCAGTGCGTTCAGACGTTTCCTTTTCAAATAATTTATTTGTGGGAGGAAGAATTGTAAATTCATGGCTTGACGCGTCTTTAAATTCTGGAATGTCCACTGTTTCACCTTCATTTACTGGAAATGTAATTTCAGCCGGAGATGTTTCGTTTAATAGCCGTTTATTTGTCAATGGTGACGTTTCTATGAATAGCAAGTTGTTTGTTAATCGTGATGTTTCTTTTAATTCCAATTTAGTTGTTGGTGGAAACTCAATTATTAAATCTTTGAAAGTTGACACATCTGATAATTTGTCATATTCATACTCTTACACTTATGATTACACTTATGATTACACTTACAATTACATTTATTCATACACTTACAAATCAGATTACAATTGGTATTACAATTTTGAAAATACACTTATCAATGGCGGATCTAGCGGAAGTACTTATGATTTGTCATCGTCAACAATAACTTATAATTCTTCTGATTTCAAGTCTGGATCTTATTGTGCGAGTTTCAACGGAACCAATCAATATGCCGATTTGAAAGGATTGAGTACTTTCACTATTGGTTCAGGAGGATTTTCAACGGCATTTTGGATCAAAATACCTTCCGGACAACCTGCTAAGCAAATTTTTATGGCAATAAATAGTGGCACTTTTCAATATTTTGCGATAACAATACTAGCTGGCGGTCAAATGTCATTTGTTATTAGATATAACAGCGTAGGTGGGGCCAGTTCCAAGTTGTCACAAATGTTTACTTCGGCTTCAATATGTGATAATACATGGCGTCACTTTGTTTTCACCATTTCATATTCAGATCCGGCTAGTACTATGAACTCTAGATATACTCTTTATCAAAATGGTGTCAAACTGACATATACAGACGCAAATACGAATCAAGTTTATGTATTGAATGGTGATAATTCTAGTACCAAATTGGATCCAGCAACAACTGGCGTTCAATATCCAGCAGCAACAGCACCAAATTTTGTATATTTGGGAAAAGCATATGGCGCACAACTTTTTGTAAATATGCTTTTTGATCAATTCATCATGGATGATAGTGTGTTTGATCAAACCACAGTAAATTATATTTATAATAATGCTTCCAATCCTCAATTATTTCATTCTACCGGTGGAGTTGTTGCCAGTCAAACTATTGCTAGTCAAACCATTGCCAGTCAAACTATTGCCAGTCAAACTATTAATGGATTCATTGGAGTTGTCAATGATAGTACATCTTATTCAAATGGTTCGTTGGTTGTTAATGGCGGAGCCGGTGTTTACGGAAATGTAAATGTTGGAGGAAATATAATTGTGGTCAGTGATGCCAGTTTTAATAGCAAACTTTCGGTTTCATCCGATGTTTCTTTTTCTAATAATCTGTTTATTGGAGGACGAATCAATAATTCTTGGTTGGATGGATCTTTGAATGCCAAGGCGACTACCGCAGCTCCTTCATTCACTGGCATAATTACTTCGGCTGGTGATGTTTCTATGAATAGCAGATTGTCAGTGTTGTCCGATGTTTCTTTTTCTAGTAATTTATTTGTCGGAGGAAGAATAGTTAATTCCAGATTGGATGCGTCATTAAATTCAATTATGACATCAGTTGCTCCTTCATTTACTGGGCGAATGATTTCAGCTGGTGATGTTTCTATGAATAGCAGATTGTCAGTGTTGTCCGATGTTTCTTTTTCTAGTAATTTATTTGTCGGAGGAAGAATAGTTAATTCCAGATTGGATG